TTAGGAAAATCCAACTTATTTAAAAGTTTAATTTGATTGTATGCTGATTGAATTGTTTTTTTCTTTATATCAACATTTATAGTTTTTGTTTTCATTAAAATATCTTTATTATAATTATTATTTGCATAATTAACAAAATAATTGGAAGTATAGTTCTAATTAATTCCATTGTATGATTATATTTGTCTAAAAATCTTTCCAACTTATTTCTCTTATTTTGTTTCTTCATATGTTCTGAATAAAAATCACTCATTATGCTCTATACCCACTTCCATATTTTCTTTCATATATAGCAAAACTATCTGCAAATTCTTTATGTACAAATGCCCAAGGTCTATCATAATTAGGTTTTGATTTACCTCTATATCTAAATCTTAAAGGTGAAACCTTTTTAGAATATTGATATAAAAGTTTTAACCACGCCATCGGTATCCCTTTTGCAAGTGATAATTCATTTTTATGGGATGGATATAATCTAATAAGTTCATCACCCATTACTTTCAATTTTTTGTAAGTTCCACTTACCATAATTTTATCTGCGTTCAACATTATTTACCTAAACTCATTTCATTTTCTAATTGTAACAATGTATCAATTTTAGAATCTTCAGGTTCTTCTAAAGGTAGTTCCATTTGTGTAGGTTCTACTAATTTATATTTACCTAAAGGATTTAATGCTTCTTCAATATTTTCAAGTCTAGTTATTCTTTGTTCTAACTTGTCCACAATTTTATATAAGTTTTTTTTATCTTCTTGTAGTTCTTCAATTTGTTTTGTACTCATTATTTTACTCCTCCTTGTAAGATTATGCTAATAAACATTGAACTCACACCCATAATCATATATGTAAATCCAAGTAACCATTGGTCTGTTTCTACAGCACCAGTAGCGCCAACTAATAACAATACTCCTAATACAGAAAATATTGTCATCATAATTTCTTTAAAATTTGTCATTAAAATGGTATCCCTTCATCTTTTATAGGTTTGCTACTATCAACAATTTCTTTCAAATCGCCTAAAGGATCCATTTCTTTTTCTTCTTCTTCTTTTAAAGAAAGTCCTACAGCAACTGCATTATCAACTGCCGATACAACTTCACCTTTGTCATTAATAACATCGGTTTCTGAAACAAGAGAATCTATTTCAACATCTCCATTTTCAACAGCATTTTCTAAGCCGTCATATTCATCATATACAACTTTACCAATAAATTCAGTTTTCCCTGAATCTGAATAGTTAGCGTCAACCATATAGGTTTCAACTCCATCTTTCATTTCTGTAAGGTCTTTATTGATTTTATCATACTCAATTCCACAATCACTTAATTTAGTGTCTGCTTCATCTTTATCTTTTGCCAAAACATCCTGTTCTATGCAAAGTGTATAGTAAGTTTTCTTTCTATAAAGATTTTTACCTATATCCTCTTTAAATGGATATACATCTGTTTGTTTTATACTCATAGCGTTTTTTCTCCTTTTTTATATTTGTTTGTTAATTCTGTATTATAGTCTTTTTTAAAAAATTGTCTTCCATTAAATAATTGTCCATAGTCATTATATAAACTCATAAAATCATCTTCTTTTGAATCTAAATCGTATTCGTCTCCGAAAGTCCAATAATATTCATCTCCGAATACTATTTTTAATTCTGTCTTACCTGTAAAATTTTCACCTTTTTCAACATAATTCTTATCAAAATAAGCTTTCATTTCAGGGAATTTAGATTCTAATTTTTTCTTATTAACTAATGATATATTCATATTTCTATAGATAGTAGAATATGAATAAAAATATGGTTCTGAAACAGATTCGTCATCTGTATATTCTCTTCCATATACAAGATTCATAGTATTTTTAGATTGTTCTTTTAACAATTTCATATCTGAATTTTCAATTTTCATAGTGTTTTTTTCAATTTCTACTGCTATCTTATCAGTTTTACCTGAAGTTTGCAAGCATTATTCCAGTTATTCCATCGCATAAACACTAGGTTTTTTGGATAAATGTTCTTATTTTGTTCTCTTTTTCAATAATTTTTGCCGAAAAATTGTTGCTATGTCTAGGGTATTTAATGAATCGCACTTGATTCGTCTATTTTAAACACACATAGCCGCCTCCTACCACGGATAGAAGTATCACTTGATAGTTCGTACTGCGTCTATTTTTTAGAAATGGTTGATTTTACTAGTTATTTCCAGTAGTCTTTAATCCACTCTCCACTCTCATATTTGATAGCATAGTCTGGATTAGGGTGTCCGTGAAACACACATATTTTAGCATCCTTTTTTCTAGGATGTTCTTTAGGTTTATACTTTTGATATTGTTTGGGTTTACCTCTTGTCGGCCATTTAAAAGAATATGTCCAATCATCTGGTAAGAATTGTGTTTGTTTATGTCTAAACATTAAATCAGTTATCATATTTTGGTCACCGTGTAAAGCGTCAATCTCTTTTCTATTTTTCATATACGATTCAAATATATGTGAATGGTGTTTTAAATTATATCTTAAAACACTCGTATTGATTGTACTAGTAGGTTGACCAAAATCTCTTATAACGCAAAAATCATCTGGTTGGTATTGTTTAAAAAAATCATCTAAACTATCTATAACAACTACATCTAAATCCATATATAATATATTACCTTCTATGCCTAGTTCAGGATTATATAAATGTACTTTATTCCACCAAGTCTTTAATTGAGGTTCTGGTATTTTTATAGTTTTAATTGCTGGATTAAATGGGTCTTCTAAATTATCTGTTAAACAATAGAAATCAAAAGGTATTGATATGTTCCTTTTACACATACTATAAAGTGTGTTAGGATACTTTACTTTATATTTGTCTCCCGAATATACACAAATAACATTATTTTTTGGCGTCATATTGTTCCTTTAAGGTTCTATATGCTATACCATTTTCTATTTCTTTTATTGTAAATTGATGTTCAGCCATCCATTTCATCCATTCATCTACAGTTTTTCTTCCTGGTTTTAAAGGTTTCTCTACAAACTTTAATTCTCTACTTGATACAGGCCAAGCTACATTTTTTGCGTCTGCAATTACAGGTACATAATTTAAAATTGCGTCAATTGAAGCCAAACTCATATTAGTTACCAAACAATGGCAACCTTTTAAGTCTTCTAAAAGATTTCTATCCCACCATTCATTTCCTGGTCTAGGTTTATTTCTTATTTTAATAGGTCTATCTGTATATTTTCTTACTTCTTCACCCACTTGTTTTATCCAATCTTCCTGGGACATACCATTAATATGGAAAGTAACTGTTGGTGATGATGGACATAACAATATATGATTTGTATTTGTAGTCCAACCATTAAATCTGACATTAATACCTTTATGTTCTAATTCTCTTAATCTAATACCTTTACCTACTTTACCTTTTATGCTATGAATACCACCTTTAACTATTCTAAAATATGTTTTATCATAATCATGGATTTCAGGTTCTGGATATCTAGTAATTTGTTGAGTTAAATAACCTACATCAACATACCAGTATTCTTCCTTCTTCTCAATACACTTTCTAATCTCATTAATATTTCTACCTGCTAATCCCCAAAAAAAATGTATGTTCTTATCTTCATCTTGCCAACCCTTTTTAATAGCAGGCCATATTTGATGAGATAGACATTTTTGCCAATCCATTGTATGTGTTATAATCATAAGTCTATTTTAGTTAAATCCTCATATATGTTAAACCATTCATCTGAATAATCACAATCTTTATAATCTTTAAAATATGGACCACCCAAAGTAAAATGAACATTTTTTGCCTCTGGATTATAATCATATTCATCTACTAACCAATTCCACTCTAAAGGTAATGCTCCTATTTGATGGTCATTATGTAACCATTTAAATTGATGTAATTCTAAACCACTTTTGGTATTTACATATTCAGGAGTTAATGTTCTACATTGTTTGTTATTAATTAGCATAAAAGATGACCAATTCTTTTTCTCAAATGTTTGGTTTACAGCACCTCTAAATTTGATACTTGTTTTTGGTTCGTAATTATGCTGACAACACATTACAGCATATTTTTCTTCAGCTAATTTAAACACTTCGTTTATATCATTTCTAACCATCATATCACAATCCATAAATAAAGACCACCCCTTATAATCACTTAAATATGGAACTAAAAATCTGCTAAATGCAAATTCTGTAGATTGATTTTTCTGTTTCTGTCTTTGAAATGGAGTATTTCTTAAACCGCTTAAAGCTACTGGTATAATAGATACTGGCTTGCTTGCATATTTTCTAATACTTTCAGCCAGAACATAATAGGCAATCTTTTCACCTTCATCATATCCAATAAAAACCTTATTCATATGTACCGATTATATCACTTTCTTTCATTATAGTATATTCTACTTGATTAACTTTTATTTCACTACCTGCATATCTACCAAATAAAACTTTGTCACCAACTTTAACATCCATTGGAATTCTTTTTCCATCTTCAGTTTTCGCTCCTTTACCTATAGCAACAACTGTACCTTCTTGTGGTTTTTCTTTGGCTACATCAGCAATTATAATTCCACCTTTAGTTGTTTCTTCTACATCCATTGATTTAATTAATACCCTATTATGCAAAGGTTCAAAATCTAATTTATCTTTTGTCATATAATTTACCTACTTTATATCTGTTCTAACAATATGTTTTCTTAAAGCTCTTACCAATCGTTCAACATTATCTATAATATCAATTAAAGTTTTACTGGTTATATAATTTTTTTGCTCTTGCAATTTATCATATTCCCTTAAAGGGATTGTAACCGTTCTTTGAATTGCTGACTCATTTTCATATGTCAATGCGTGTGCTTCATCTTGTGGTTGCCCATTCGCTTCAACACCAAAATCTGAACCTGTACCTTCTAGGTCTCTAATCATTTTATTTTCCTTCCTACTGACTCTCTAACTATATCGTTATGGTCAAATTTTGCCCAATATAATTCAAAAGCTACACCATCTTCTAATCCTTCAAACTGGTGGAACTCTCCAGGTCTCACTTGGGTAAATTCACCTGCATTTAAAATTGTTTCATCAACTAAATCATAATCATTTTTCCATACTCTTACAATCAATTTACCTGACTCAACAAAAAATCCATTCCATTTATATTTGTGTTTATGTTTGGAACATTGGATTCCTTTTTTAAATTCTATTCTATGAAATTCTAACACTCCATTGGCGTGTATTAATTCTGTTGAACCCCATATTTTTCCTGATTTCATTTTATTATCTCCTTTAAATCTTCATAAAACGATTCTTTATCATAATAACCAGCAATTCTTGCTAATTCTTTTCTACCATTCCATACAATAAATGTTGGCGTTCCTCTAATAGGTTTAATTCTTCCTTCTTTGTATGCTTCTTTAAACCATTCAGGTTGTTTATATAAATTAATAATAATTAAAGGTAACTCTTTATTATCATAATCAACTGCTACCTCTTTCAAAAATTTTTGACATATACCACACATAGGGTTATGTCCCATTAATAGTTCTAAAGCATTAGCTTGAACATTAAAAAATAAAATAAAAATAAATGTTAATAATATTCTAATCATATTCTAGCCTCTGGACTCTTCCCTTTTATTTTTCTTTGACCTTTTGTATGGTCATATATTGGTCCTAATACTGACCTTGCTTGTACATGGCCAACCTTATCATCACCAATATTATAATTCTTAACTCCTCTTTTCTCAAATCTTTTTCTAACTACATCCCAAATATATGAATCGTGTTGTTCTTTTTCTTTGTATATTAAATCATGGTTATACATATCTTGCATTTCTTTAGCAAATTCTATCGTTAAAGGGTGCATTAAATTAAAATATAAAAAACCACACTCACTATAATTTGGTCTTCCTAAATAAGTCATCATACAATCGTCCCTATGTATATGTTTTTTTACCCAATCTTCATCAATAGATTTATAAAATACACTATCAGCGTCTATACAAATTAAACCATCAGCGTCTTCTGTCATTATAGAATATGTATAAGAATATACTTTATAACAAAATCTTACACCATCTTTTATAAAATCATTTGTTCTTTCTTCCCAGCTTGTATATTTGTATCTATCTTTATTTCTATCTACAAATGCTTTACATTGTGGTATCTTATCAAATAAATCTTTATCTTCATTATATACTTTTAATTCAAAAGGCCATTTATAAGTCTTTTCAAATCTATGAGCATAACCTTTGTATAAATTATTATTCCAGGTCGTTATCGTCTTTATCTTCATCTTCATAAATTCTATAAGCAGAGTTTCCATCAGACAAAACATCTGGTCCAGAAAATTCTTTTTTATCTTCGTATTGGCTATAATCAGGATCCAATTGAGGTCGTAACGGATCCTCTTTTCGTTGTTGTTTTTTACCTTTGTCCCAATCTCTTTTTATATTATATCTATGTACAAATATTGTTTCTGACTCAATAGAATTATCTATTTTATAACCCCACTTATATAATAAATGTTTTGCTGTAACAAAAGCAGAATAACCCATTTTATTAGCTTTACTTTCCATAACTATTATAGGTTTGTTTATTTGTATAGTTTTTCTTGCACCATATATTATAGATAATTCAGAACCTTCACAATCTATTTTTATATAATCAACTCCATCAAATTTAAACGAATCTAATTTTTTCATTAATACTTTTATATGTCCATCAGAAGCTATATGAGTTGCACCTGTATTATGTTTATCTATCGTCATCCTAACTTCCTTTTCTTCTTTTCCCAAAGCATTAGGATGAATAGCATATCCTTCAACATCTATTTTATTTTCTTTTAAATTTTGTTTTAAACAATCTCTAAACAATGGTATTGGTTCAAAGCATTCTACTCTTCGGAAATATCTACAAAGGTCAACTGTCCATAATCCAACGTGAGCTCCAATATCTATTGCTCTTCTGGACCTAGAAAAATAAGTATTTGCTAAATGAATTGAATAATCTCTTTGTTGTGTTTGATAATCAAAACCTCTACTTAACCAAGTAGGTTTTTCTACTGCACGGCTTAAATGTTCATCACTATTTGGAAACCACCAATCTTTAACTTTTTTCATTTTATTTTTATTATCCATTATCTTTTAATATAATCGCTTCACTTAATATTTTATTTCTTGGTCTATTCAAGTAAAGTTTATAACCTTTCTCTTTAAATTCTTTTAATAAATTTTCATATCTCAAAATACTTTCCTCATTATCAATAAGTTTAACTTCAAATTCAATTAGAAAGGCTTTAAAATCTATATTGTTATCTAATATCTCTCTACATATTTCATACCATACACCTTCAATATCTGCTTTAATAATATCTACTTGTGGCATATGTTCAGCCATAATGTTAGTTAAGTTATCAGCGTCCACTTCCATATAAGCGTCTCCCCCTAATTGAGGTAGTGGTAATAAAGAATAACATTTACTTAAATCATTTTTATTAAAGTAAAATTTCATCTTACCTTTTTTATCCATATAAGCAACATTATGAAATGTCATATTTTCTTTATGTCTAAAATCTGTTTCAAATAATGTAATACTATCAGGTGTAGGGTCAAAACAATGTATATTTAAATTAGGATTTAAATCACACATCGCTTGTTCCCAACCTACATCTCTATGGACACCAAATGATAAAACATTTGTACTCTCTTGTACTATTTCTTTTGGCAACCAATAATTTTTAAATTGTTGAAATTCGTGTGGCTTTAAATATTCTGCCTCAATTAATTTCATTTTTTTATATAGTTCGTGTTCTTTCATTTTTTACCTTATTAATATTATATCCAAAGGATTAGGTAATTCCATTTTTTCAACTACCTTATAACCAATAGACAACAAATAATTTAATGCGTCATTTTTAACACCTTTTTTCCATAATACTTGCGAACCATTTTCTTCTATCACAATTAATGGACTACAGCGTTCAATTGTATCTATGGCACCTTTTAAAACTTTTAATTCGTGTCCTTCTACATCTACTTTTAAATAATCAACATCTAATAAATGGTAATCGTCTAACTTTTTTTGTTGTACTACTAATTTACCATATTCAACTATAACACCAGCATTTGCTTTAACTCTTATATCTTCATCGCCTAATGCTACTTGATGATATATTAATCTTTTACTTTCAATTATCATACTTGGTCTATAATCAAACGCATAAACTTTTTTAAAGTCAATAAGAAGTGGTATAGTAAATTCACCTCTTCTACAACCTATATCAACTGCTGTTCTATAATTATGTATAAAAGGTTTAGAAGCATTATAAGTTTCTAAACACCAATCAAAATTACTGTACTGACCAATCATATTACTTTCCAATCCGTTTCAAAAGTAACATAATTTATTTGTATACCTCTTCGTTCAACTTGTATTTCTTTTCCTTTTTCCATTCCGTGCCACTTATTAGGTCCGTGAAATATATATCCAAAGTTATGGTGAAAAGGAACAGTATGCACTAACTCTAATTTTTCATTATATAAATCTGTCCCTAATGTTAAATTTTCGGCTGTTTGATTAACATAAATTAAACTTGATATTAATTTTTCTGGTATATCACAATGAGGTTTTAACCAGAAACCTTGCGTATCATTTAAAACTTCTAATCTCACATATGCACCATCAAAATCATCTTTTCTTCCCATTAATTTTCCTATCATACTTCTAATGGGTTTTCTCCTCATTTCATCTATAAATTTTCTTAAAGCAGGATACCTATGAGAATTTTCTTTAGTTACATATTCTCTAAATTTATGATTAACTCTATCTTGTCCTTCTGTATAACCAGACCTTGTACCATCAAAAATATGCTTTGATTTATCTATATCTGCATTTCTAATTTCTTCCACTTGGTCTTCTGTTAAACAGTTACCAAAAATATAATAATCCCACGGCTCAGTTTCTAATTTAGCTCTATATAAACTTTCTGTTAATTTACTCATTATCAATATTTATCCATTGTTTAAATCCTTCAAACCAATTTCTATATGCTTGTTGATTAGGATGTGAATCATCATCAGCAACCATAAACTCTGGTCTCTTTAACACATCTTCCCACATATTATTATTTGGTTTATAATAATATGTTAATGAAATTTTATCTTTTAATTTTTGTACTTCCCAATTTGTACTTTGTTTTGGCATAACAGATTCAACTGAATTGTACATATAATAAGGCATATTCATTTCTTTTAATCTTGCTTGTATTAAAACTATATTTTTAAAAATATGGTAAGATTGTTGCTCATCTATATCAATATTATGTGCATTTAATAAATGCCATCTATTTGTACAAAACATATCTTTAGGTATTTCTGGCCCTTTACTAAAAGCTAATTTTCTTGCTTGTGTTGCCCCAATTGGTGCACCAGAAGAAGCACGAGCTTCTTCACCTTGTAATTTTGATACTAGTCTTTTAATAATACCATCATCAAATGTCTTATCTACTTTGTATGGATTTCTTTCTTTATTCTGTCTTCGTTCTTTTGTAGAAGCAACTTGAAATCTATTTGAATGTGGCACACCTATTAATACAACACCGTCCTTAAATTCGTGTGTGTATAATCTTTTTAAAACAGTATCTATACCTGCTCCAGGACTTGCGTAATTAACTTCTTTTAATTCTAAATGTTTTGCTAAAAGTGTACCTGGTGAAAGGTGAGTATCGCATATATGATTCTTTTTATCTGCACAATTACCAAATGCAAAACTACAACCCATATTATATAAGTATTTCATTAATAAACTACAACTCCATATTTTGCCTCAAAAGAAAGGGCGTCTTTTCTATCATTAACAATAGGTTGACCTTTAATATTTAAAGATGTATTTAATAACATAGGACATCCTGTTTTATCTTTCCAAGTTTTTAGTAAATTATAAAACCCTGGATTATCTTTTTCTGAAACTGTTTGTACTCTACTTGTACCATCTATGTGTACAATAGCAGGAAAATCTTTTGGATATTTACATTTTGCTACAAATTGCATATATGGACTTTTTTCAACTGACATTTCAAAAAATTCTTTTGCGTCTTCTTCTAATATTGCAGGTGCAAAAGGTCTAAACATTTCTCTTTTCTTAATTTGATTTACTAAATCTTTTATTTCATCTCCTCGTGGATCTGCTAATAAACTTCTATTACCTAATGCTCTAGGTCCATATTCTGCTCTACCATTTGCAACACCAACTATTTGACTATTTCTTAATTCACTAATTAAACTATCAATTGGATATTCACCTTCTATATTATGTCCTAAAAAAGGTCCTTCCCAATCTAAATGTTGTTGGCTTACAGCTGCAATACAACCCAATGCTGAACCTGAATCACTTGGGTTTGGTATAATCCATATATTATTTTTTGGATATTTTTTTGCGGCTACTGTATTAGCAACACAATTCAAAGCACAACCACCACTTATAACAAGATTTTCTTTTTGTGAAAAACACTCATCAACTAATTCTATAAATTTTCTTGTATAACAATTTTGTATAGCTAATGCAATATCTTCCTTTTTATAACCATCCAAGTTATTACCAAAACCTTTATGATTATTTCGCTCCAATAAATAATCTACATCATATATTCCACCTGGGTGACCATATGCAGCCATCCCCATTGTAATATATTCTTCTTCATTAGCTTTAAGACCTATTTTATCTGTAGCAGCTGAATAAAATAATCCTAACGAATAAGGATACTTCCAAAATCTTTTTTTATTCATATTATCACTTATAGTCATTGTTTCCCACTCACCTATTGCGTCAATAGTAAGCACCATACTATCTTTAAAAGGTGCTGTATAATATCCTGCGGCTGCGTGTGATTTATGATGTTCAACATATTCATCTATTTTTATATTAAATTGTTTTAAATAAACTGATGGCAATTCTTTATAATCAAATGCATATCTAAATTGACCTGCTCTTAATTGTCTTAACTTTTTTAACCAAGGTCTTTCATAATATATAACCGTATCAAAAGGTCCATAACTTAATGCTTCATTAACAATCTCCCAATTTAAAAATTGGTCATTTTTTCTTTTAGAATATCGCTCGGAATGAGCAGCCCATAATATTTTATTATTATCAACTACTGCCATAGCACCATCGTGGTTCAAACAATTAATTCCTAAATATCTCATTTATATATAAATGGATCCTTTTTATCGTATTTTCTTTTTTTAAAGTAATTCTTAATCCAATTTATAAATTTTTTTATCATAACTCCTCCTTTACATACCTATATGCTGTCCCACCTCTCATATCTTGGAATGTGAATTGAGAACCAACTAATGACCATAACCATTTTTCTCTATCAGGCACAATTGGTTTTTCTATCATACTTAATTTATTTAATCTTAAACTTACAGGTGCAGCTGGGGAATGCTCACTTGTAAAACAAGGTATACCCTTCACAATGGCTTCTGAAGCACACATTGAATGCCAACTCACCATTGCCCAACAATCTTTTAAATCTTTACTTAATGGTCTCTTTTCTTTCTCACCCCAATCTTTATTCTCCATATATTTTGGTCTCACCAATATTTTTCTATCTGTATATGTTTTTAATCGACTCACTATATTTTTTGTCCATATATGTCTATCAATACCATACCATCTTGCTGTGTGAAAACTAGGTGGAATAACTAATATATGCTTATGATTACCTCCAGTTCTCCAATCTCTTAATCTAATTTGTTCCTGTGCTTGTCTGTTTTCTAAACTAGCATATATTCTTTTAAACCTATGTTCGTGTTTAGGATCTAAACTAATATAAGTTTTTTGTACATTATTTTTACAAATACGATACCAACTATCTCTAAAATCTGGATGGTCTGCATAACCTGTATAGAAAAAATAAGGTTGGTCAAAATAATAAAATGGAATATTATTTTTAATACAACAATCATAAACTGTTTTTGTATTACGAATTATACCTTGGAATGCTACTTCTATAACTCTATCTGTATCTTCTAACTTTCCATTCCATTCAGGCCATCTATTTCTATAATATTGTTCTCCTTCCATTTCTTCTGTTTCAAAAAACTTATGTGAGTATTGTCTAACAAAAGCTTTTAAATATCTATCAGATGACCATTTAGTTTGAAATATATAAATCATAAATCAATTTTATCTATTTCTAATTCAATACCTATTAATTCATCTGGTTTGCCTTTAGGGTATGTTGGCCATACTTGGAATTCTTCTCTTGTATCATCATTTTTACAACCTGCAACCAACCAATCCCATTTAAACTCTCCATCTATAACAAACTCGTTCATTACTTCATATCTTCCATCAGGTTTCTGTTTAAGTAATTCTTCTTTACAAGCCTCCATAGTAGGATACCAACCTTGCATTTGAAAAGTCTGTTGTGTATCTATTGGACTATTACCAATTAGATATGCTAATATTAATATTTTAAATGGTCCCATTATGGATAATTCAACATTTCTTTATTCTGTCTTCGTTCTTCTTTTAATTTCTTTTTTAATTTAATATTTTCTTTTTCAAGGTCTTCAATTCGTCTAGTCAAATCTAAAGGACCTCTATCATCTTTTATCTTAATCTTTCTTTTTATTGCCATAATACCATCCCTATTACTATACCTATTACTATACCTTCCAGCCAGAATGCCCACCTATGCGATCCTTTTGCTGTATGTTTTTTGATGAAAGTAAGTGTCCAATGTTTCATATAACTTTCTCCTTTAATATTCTACCATAATTAGGCCACCCAAATTTATCAGGTGACTCATTTATATATCTCCAACGAATAACACCATTACAGTTCTTACAATTTTCCATTTATTTTGATTCAATTTCATCTCTTAATTTTTCCCATTCCTGAGCATATATTTCGTCCTGTTCATTTAGTGGTTCCCATATTTGTCCTCTGAACCACGGACCACCTCTTGTGAAGTGAACATTTTTAGCATCAATATCTGCTGAACTATGTCCATCTAACCAGTTCCATTCTTCTGGTAGATTGCCTATAAGGTCATCAAACTTAAAATTGTTTACACGAGCATAGTCTTTAATCCATTCAAATCCATGTAACCATGACCCTGATTTTGTGCTGACATCATCAACAGTAAGACTATTATGTGCTTTATGTCCGCAATTAAACAAAACAACGGATGACCAGTTTTTGTGAATGAGAGGATATTGCTCATTACCATACATTTTGATTGTTTCTGTGGGATTGTAGTTATGCTTCACGCAATACATGGCATATTTTGGGTCATTATATTTTTCAAATAACTCTAAAGGATCACTTCTAAAATACATATCACAGTCCATAAACACTGCCCAACCTTCTAATCTATGTAAAAATGGTGTTAAAAATCTTGAAAATGAAAAGTCAGTAGCAAATGGTTTTCCGTCAAATATATCACGATGCTGAATGTCAGAATCATTATTTGGTTTGGGAAGAGAAGAGCTTCCGAGTGTCCATGCACGTCTATATAACCCTATTCGTCTTAATAAATCCTGTTTAATTGGATATATATTAATCGGACCAGATGCGTGTTTATGTGCTGAATATTTTAGGACTCTATATGCTAGGTCCTCTCGTGGATCATAACCAACATAAATTGTTGGAATATCTAATTCTAATTTAAACATATATTGTTTCTCCTTGTTAATGTGATTACCTCTTTGGATATTTTTGCTTTTTCTTTTATCTTCTTTTTTAAAGTAGGTTTTTTTACCGAAGATTTCATCATAATTCTCCTTATATTGTTGTGTTGGTATTCTGGATTTCCCATCCCACATTCTACCTTTATTTTCATTTTTTAAAGACATAGTATTGCCTTTTACCACTCTTTCTAGCATTACCATTTTTATATTCAAATCCAAATCTATCTCTAAAAGCTGCTAACATTTTATCTACGTGAGATTGATTTAAAGGACGAGATTCTAATTTTTGAGTTTCATAAATCATTATACCTCCAGGTGTAACTAAATTATAATGTCCTAATGCTATTTCATCTTCATTTAATTTATCAACATCTCTAACTTGTATTGTCATAGCAAAAGAAAAAACTACATCAAATACATCTTCATTTTCTGCTATAAAATCTTTAAATCCTTTTTTAATCCATTTCATATTATCAGGTAGTTTTGGAGATTCTACAAAAGGCTCTACTGCTGTAATATATTTAAAATCGTTCTGAAGTTGTACACCAAACTCACCGTGATTAGCACCTAAATCTAAAAGTGTTTTATTTTTTCCTGCATATTGTTTTAAATCTAAATTATCAATTCGCCACTTAGCACTATTACCTTCATTTGATTTTTGATAATTATTCCATTCATTTTTTACCATATCGTTTGCCTTCTTTAGTTCTTCTTCATATTTATTTCTATTTCTTTTAGTCATTAATATACCATTGACTAATAATATTTTCATTCTGTTTTCAAATATACTAGGGTCCCAAGACTCTCTAATATGTTTATAAAATCTATCTTCATATTCATATTTACTATTTTCTGGTAATGCATATTCAAAATCTATTATTTTTATAATGTCATCATGGAGCATAATATTTTTAGATTGTAAATTATAACCATATAATTTTATATCTGCTTCTTCTAAAGCTTCTGATATTTCCCAGACTTGTGGAAGTAATTTAGTTCTAGGTTTTTTATCATATGGAAATTGCTCACCACAATAACTCATTTTAATTTCTAATTTATTGTCATCATAACTTGTCATTTGAGGAAAATGTATATTACCTTTCAATCTTTCTAAACACTCTTTCTCTCTTTGATAACATTGAGTAGCTGAACCTCTATAACCTTTTTCTTCCTTCCAACTATCTCTAATAAATCTTTTAAGAACTTGACCTTTATGTACCAAAGCAGTATCTATATAAACTTTACTTACTTTTCCTATTAGAGATTTTTTCATTAAAATAATTTACCTAACAATTTAAGTCCATACAATATACCTATAACAGAAAGAGTACCTGTGATACCTTGGTCTATAAATGCAAGTATTGAACCAACAATTAATAACGCATAGAACACATAAGTTTTCCAGTTCCAAACATAATAGAACCAACCGTGGTCTTTCTTTGTAGGTCCAAAATCTAATTTAGGTTTTTTCATTATTGTTCTCCATAATATTACAGTCTCCGACTTTTACAGACTAAAAAGCTCTCCGCGCTTGGAGCGACATCTTTTGGATGGACCTGTTTTAGTTTAATCATAAAGGCTCTCCATAGTTTGTTAGATACTTCCAACTTATAGGAAAATGGTCTTTTACATTACCAGAAATTTCTTGTGCCACTACTCTTGTTTCTGCTTGAGCATCATCTTGTATTCTTAAATTACATACTCTAGCAAACGCATATAAAGTTCCTGACCAATACCATTCTGTCATCATACATTGTGGTAATATCATACGAGCCATTTCTGGTGCAATACCTTCCTCAATCATATCATTATAAGTTTCTTTTGCTACTTTAACCATATGCATAATATCATATTCTACTTCTTCTTTACTTGAGCCTTGCTTTTTATTTTCTGCTCTTTTACGCCACATAAAAGGAATATAAAACTCTGGTTTAGAATCTACATATCTCCTACTAACTTCATTCCAAACTAAACCTACTTGATGTTTAACTAATTGTCTTGCTACAAATACTGGTGCTTTAATTCTAAATTGTAATGAAGCGTGGCCAAATGGTGACCAATGATTATGTTTTGCTAAATATTTAATTAACTTTTCATCACTTTCATCCCAGGCAAATTTTCTTTTTGAAAATGATACTCTAGCTGCATTGACTACTGTTAAATCATTACCCATTTTATTAATTAATTCAACTTCCATAACCTGCCTTTACAATATAATAAGAATCAACTATATCAGTAACTGGATTGTTTAATTTTTTTTGGTCAAATACTTTCATTAAATCAATACCTGTATCTTTCACAAATTGCTCATACATTTTTAATTTATCTGCATTACCTTTACCTGTTGCTTTTTTCTTTATAACTCCTGGAACTATCACTTCAAATTTTTGTTTCTTACTATAAAGTTTGTGTTTTAATATGCCCATATTTTCTGCCAGATTAAATACAAGACCTTTACTACCATAACTATATCCTTCTATAAAAATATTATTATTAGTATTAGGAATAACACGAAGCGCCCAACTGGAAATTTGGTCGTGTCGCTCTGTCTGGGAGGTATAGGGTAAATGAAATCTACCATTAATTTTGCCTTTTAAATAATCACCTTCATATTTTTTCACACTCGTTAAATAATATATAGTACAATTCTTCCACTCAAATTTAGAACCTTTATGTACACAAATTGCTGGAGTAGTTAAACTATAATCAATCCCAATTAGTATCTTCATCATCTACATTACCATTATCTACAAATATACCTTCATCTTCTTCTACACCAGATTCTCCTCCACAAAATGGACAAGTATCAGGTTCAATTTCTTCTTCCCATTTAATCCAATATTCAACTTCACAATAGGTACATTTAAATTTTGTGCTCTTAGCCATTAAAGTTTAAAAGTTTTAAACTGATCCTTCTTAACATCTTGTTTAATTCCTCCGACTACATAACTTTCTATTTCTGTTTCTTGTGGAGCGTTTTGTAGTGAGCGACTGTTTAACCAATGGTCAGTCCAAGGTAAAGGATTTATACTTATAGATTGTTCATATTTAGGTTTTAAACCTATTGTTTTCATTCTTCTATTAGCAATATATTCAACATAATTATGTAATAATTTTTCTGATAATCCTATCATTGATCCAGTAGAAAATAAATAAGTTGCCCAACGCTTTTCTTCCTGTACAGCTTCATCATATAATTTATAAACTTCATTTTCTGTATCTTTTATAACTTTACTCATTACTCTATCTTTTTCAGGACCTTTATAGTTATTAATAATTCTTTGTGATATTACTAAATGTAAACTTTCATCCCTAGCAATCAATGATAATATCTTTGCACTTCCTTCCATTAATTTAAGTTCACCAAAAGCAAATGAACAAGCAAATGATACATAGAATCTTAAACCTTCTAATATATTAACTGTAATTAATGCTAAATAGAATTTTTTCTTTAACTCATATTCATCAACTTTATCAGGATTTAATTTATACTTATATCCTAATTCTATTAACTCATTATACTTTTCAGTTACCGATTTAGCTCTACTTTGTATTCTTTCATCTTCTGTAATAGTATCAAAAACATCTGAAGGATTTGGATATAAATTTTTAACAATGTATGTATAACTTCTACTATGGATTGTTTCAAAAAAATCCCAAGTAACTATACAACCTTCTAATTCAGGTAAAGAAACAAAAGGTAAAAATGCTAAACAAGGACCTCTACCTTGTACACTATCTAACATTGTTTGATATTTTAAATTAGATGTAAAGATAAACTTTTGACTAGCAGATAGTTCGTTATAATCGTTTCTATCTTTTTGTAAAGATACTTCTTCTGGTCTCCAAAAATATCCTAATTGTTGTTGTATTAATTTATCAAATAAAGGATATTTAAATGTATCATATCTTTGCACCTGCAAATCTTCACCAAAAAACATTGGTTGTTTTGTAAAATCTATACCTTTTGTCTTATTAAATACAGTTTTCATCTTTTCTTTTCCTCATAAAAATAATCATCTGAATCTCCAAATGCCCACTTTGATTCTTGTTCAGAATGAAAATATCTAGTTGAAGTTTTAAAATCAGGCTTCTTTAATTCTTTAGGATTCAAGGATTGTTCGTACCATAACATACGGTTGTTAGGTTGAGCAAAAAATTGCCCATTGTCTAGTTTACCAAAATTAAATTGTTTATGTTCATCTGGTACTTCAGCAACTCCACTATTTATTAAGTTTGGATCACTATGGCAACTATCAATAGTAAATAAATATACACCAGGCATTTTCTTTCCCCCTGGCAACCATACTGACACATCACAATTTTTTAAAAGTTTTTTAGTCCAAATATGTATATCATAACTGTAACAATCCCATAAACATAACTCGTTTAATGATAATTGTTCCTCTTGTTTAATATCTTTCTTCCAAACAAGTGCTGTTATAGGAAGTTTGTCATAACAGGCTCCATATTCAGGAAGATATGCTTCAAATAATAAAGCTCTACCTTGTATAGATTTAACTGCTACCAATACACAAGATTCAAACTCTCCATGACCATCAATTAAATCTCTTAAATATTCTTTCTTAACCCAACATTTCATATAGGGTATATTTACTACAAAGTTCATCTATATTTCACACGAGTCGCAATCCTCGTCCTCCTCTTTTATTTCATCTGTCCACGCTATCGGGTGTACAGGTTCTTCAAATTCTTTCTTACTATCATATGTATTCTGATAATAACTTGTCTTCCATCCTAATCTATATGTTGTTAATAAATCCTGCACCATTACTGATAATGGTACTTGGCCATTTTCATAATGTTCAGGATTATAAGACCAATTGCTTGAAATAGCTTGGTCAAAATATTTTTGCATAACTGCAACTACATTTATATAACCATCATTTGATTTCATATCCCAAAGTAATGTATAAAAGTTTTTCAATCTTACATATTCAGGTACTATTTGTTTTAAAGGTCCTTTTTTAGATTTTTTAACAGACAAATAATCTCTTGGTGGTTCAATACCATTTGTTTCATTTGATACAACCGATGAAGATTCAGATGGCATTTGTGCTGATAATGTACTGTGTCTTAATCCATGTTTCTTTATATCTTTTCTTAATTCTTTCCAATCATAAGTCAATTCTCTACTAACTATTTCATCAACCTCTTTTTTATATGTATCAATAGGTAAAATACCTTCAGCGTATTTTGTTCTATCAAAGGCAGTACACTTACCTTTTTCTTTTGCTAATTCAACACTTGCTTTTAATAGATAGTATTGGAATGCTTCTGTTAATTTATCTACTTGTCTCCAAGCTAATTTCTGTTCATATGAATAACCTTTTTTAGCAAGATAATGAGCTAAACCAATATAACCTATCCCTAAACTTCTTCTTGCTTTTGTAGATAATTCTGCTGCTTTAATAGGATATTTCTGATGGTCAATAACTTCATCTAAAGCTCTTACTGTAAGGTCACATAAAGGTTCTAATTCATCCCTTCTGTTTATTTGACCCACATTGATAGCAGATAAAATGCATAAAGCTATTTCACCTTCACCATCAATGTGTTGTAGTGGTTTGGTTGGGAGTGTAATTTCTTGGCATAGATTTGACATACTAATTTTATCTTTAAAAGAGGAGTGTTCATTACAATGGTCTATATTCATAATGTAAATACGACCTGTTTCAGCTCTCTCTTTTAATATACTCATAAACAAATCCTGAGCTTTAACTTTCTTTTTCTGTATTGACCTTTTTGATTCTGCTGTTTCATATAACTTATCAAAATCTTTCGTACCCCACGCTTCATATAATTCAGGAACTTCGTGTGGTGAAAATAAAGTTATATCATCATCTTTAATAAATCTTTCATAAAATAACTTTGATAATTGAATTGAATAATCTAATTTTCTTACTCGGTTGTCTTCGGTACCCTTGTTATTTTTGAGTACAATAATATCTTCAATCTCTTTGTGCCAAATCGGGAAATGAACCGTAGCAGAGCCACCTCGTACACCGTTTTGAGTACAGCACTTGACTGTCGCCTCAAATTTTTTAAGGAACGGGATAACTCCTGTATGTTGGACTTCACCACCACGAATGCGTGAGTTAATACCACGGATTCGACCTGCGTTAATCCCAATGCCAGCCCTTTGAGCAATATAGCGTCCAATGGCCATATCACTAGAAAAAATACTAGGTAAAGTATCATCAATGTCAACCAGAACACAACTAGCGTACTGACGCATAGGAGTCCTGACACCAGCCATAACGGGAGTAGGTATATTAATTTTAAATGTTGAAATAGCGTCATAATATTTTTTAACATATGTCATCCTTTTGTTCTTTGGATAATTTGAAAATAAAACAGCTGCAATCATCATATACATAAACTGTGGTGTTTCATATATAATTCCTGTAGACCTGTCTTGTACTAGGTACTTATCTATTACTTGTCTTAATCCTGCGTAAGTAAAATCATAATCTCGGTCGTGCTTTATCCAATATTCCATTCTGTCAAATTCTGATTTATTATATAAAGATAAAATATTTTCATCATAATGCCCTTTATCAATAACTGCTTTAAGATGGTCATAAAAGTGTGGGTGGTCCCATAATTTGTGAAATATTTGTTTTCTTAAACTGAATAAAAGTAGGCGGGAAGCAACATAGGTATAATTTGGAGTGTCTAATGAAATTAAATCTGAAGCTGACTTAATCATTATTTGTTGAATTTCATCCGTAGAAATTCCATCATAAAATTGTAAGCCACTATTCATCTCAACTTGTGATGAAGATACACCTGCTATATCTTCACAAGCATACTCAACCATAGCATGGATTTTTTCAATATCTAATTTTTCTAAACCACGACCATTTCTTTTTTTAACATTTATAGACTCATTATTGGACACCATATGACCTCCTGCCTAACAACGCTTGTAAGAATTTATTTTGGTTAATGCTGATAAACCTGAATAGGTATTATCTGATATAATTTGTTGTACTTGAGATTTTGTTTTGCCTTTAATTATCATTTCGTTAATATCTTTTTCCCTTATGTTATCTGGCCAAATTATTAAACTATAATCTTTATCTATCACTTTATACATCCTATCAATAATATGCTTATTTCTAGGCTCATTATCAAAGACAAATACAACGTCTTTTGTTTCTACTGGTAATACTAAATCAGCGCCAGCAGCCGCTATACAATTATCAAGGAATAAACTATCTAGTGGACCTTCTACTATGTATAATCGTTTATGAAGATTGATAGTATTAAGTCCATAAATTTTCTGTTTATTCTCCTGAAGTTTAATTGTTATATATTTTGGTTGTTCTTTACCAAAAGCTCTACCTTGGATTGCAAACACTTCATCATCTACATCATAAAAAGGTATGACTAAACGTGGGTGTTCATATTGTTTATTTAGTTCATTGAAAGTCCCTGGTCGTATGGTATTTACATACGCTTGGAACCTATCAGTATAAAATAATTTACCAAAAAATTCTTCAGGTATTTTTCTTTTTACCAAATATTTTTTGGCAGGATGTTTATCATCTAAACTATTAAAAGATTTAAGTCCTTGTAGAGGCGTAGATTTAAGCTTCTCTTTAGTAGTATTTTTAAACTGCTTAAATAAATCAGGTTTAATTGAAGTTTTATTTCCTTTATATTTCTCCAAAATATATTGGTCATATAATTGTCTATCAATACTCTTTATAAAATTTGCCAAATTATGGGAAGACCCACAATTATGACACTTAAAAAACATATCTACTTTAACTCGATATAGATATGCTCTTGCTTTTGTTTTACTCTTTTTAGAGTCACCACAAATTGGACATCTAAAATTAAAGAGATAATCTCTTTTCTTTTTAAACTGTTGTAATCTAGGTTGAATTTTATTAATATAATTTAAATCTACATAACCACTCATATACACATTATATTATATATATCAAAAAATGTCAAGCTTTTCAGTATTAACCGAAGTGTTTAAATATTGCCTCAAAATTGCCAGATAACACCAGCCCTGCTATAATACAACCCCCTAAAATCAAGTATCTCCATCTCTCTAATACACCTACTCGTTCAGCAAATCCATTTTTCATTGACCTAATTTCTATCATTAATTTTTGCTCTGTTAAATATAATAATTCTTTAAATTCTTTTGATGTAGTATTAATTCTACTATGTACTTCCTTTATATTATCGTCTGTTTCAGCTCGCCTATTTTCAACTAAATCATATAAATTTTTATCAGCTACTTCTTGTTTAATAATTCTTTCTTCGTGTACAGCCAACATTTGTTTAATACTTGTTGAAACATCTGTAAGCTTTTCAATAGCATTATCAATTCTACTATGTATATCTCTAGCATTCTTTACATCTTTTTTTAAAGAAGCAATATCTACTTTTAATTCTGTTTGATTACTTTCTGGCATTGATGGCATATCTTATCTTAATCCGTTTGTATAATTGTTATATTTTGTTGGCTGGAACTACTGCCAATATCAAAGTGTTGAGCTTCTGTATCTTGTATAATTTGAACATCTGCCTCATCAGCAGTTTCAATTTTTAGATATGCCCTATGACTATCATTATATCTATTTATAATTGAGTACCCACTAACAGATGTATCAATATCAACATCAAATTCATTATTTAATGTTGACGCTCTTCCTGTTGAAGTGGTACTTGTAGATACTCCATCAACTGTTGTAGTTAAAGTTTGAGTAATATCTCCTGTAGTATAATTTAAAATTTCTCCACTAGCAGTTACCGTTGTTTCAGAACCACTATTGTCAACCCATTCGGTACCACAACTAGAATTAGCATTGTTCCAATAGTAACCATAGTATTCACAATCCCACTCATTATCTACGGTTGCTAACCATTGCGTTAATTCTGAATCTTGGTCATAATCATCCTCATAACCATATTCTTCTTCCAATGTTGTAGAATCATCTCCTGAATCGTCATATGTTCCTGTATAGTACCAACTAGATGTATTGTCATAAAATTTACCCCAATCTTCATTGGTCCATTCGGAAACATATTTGTCTTTTAATCCTTCCATCTTCCAAGGTTTAGGTTGTCCAGAACACCACTCTGGATTATCCCAAGTACCACACCAACCATACCATTTTTTAAATAATTTTCTAGCATCTTTTTCCCAACTAGTATAATCTTTAAACAATGACCAGTCATCTTTGTACCATTCATTTAAGTAATCTAAATATGGTTGGTCACACCAAGAACCCCAACCATTATAATCACAGAAATTTTCCATTGTTAAAGTTGGTGGTCCACCAGCAGCAATATAATCTGCATTACCATAATAGGTTGATGGTGTGTTTATATCAAAATCATCCCAATCATATCCAACAAATGTTGATGTAGCTTCATCTTCAACCTCATCGGTTATATCATCCTCTTTTACTTCTACATTGTAAGAAGTTAATCCATATTTTTCTAAAGCAGCATTATAATCATCATAATAAGCATCCCAATCAACCTCTTCCCAATCAACCTCGTCCCAATTAATTGTGTCCCAAGTACAATCTGAACAACCAATGGCGTCAAAGTATGCTTGGTCCATTTCTGAATACATCTGTTTAGCGTCATCCCAATCCATAGTCTTTTCACCTTCAGCATCCCATACTGATACTTGATTGTCTTCGTCAATATATCCCCAATCTTTTAAATCGTCTTCCCATTCATCATAATAGGAAGTATCAACATCCGATTCTACATTTGCTTGGTCTACTGCGGTTTCTTCTACTGATTTTGAATCTAATATTGTTTCTGTTCCAGAAGTACCTAAATCGGAAGTAGCGTCATATGTTTCTGCTGTTTCTGTAATTGTAACCTCTTCAGAAATAATAGCTTCTTCCATCTTCTGGATTTCTTCCTGCATTACTTCATTATTTTCTGCTCTATCAAATTGTTGGTCGTGCTTTTCTTTTATATCATCATCAATACTATCAATATCAAACAAATTCTTTTTCTGGATTCTATTTAATGCCGATGGAGTTTTAATCATAATATCAGAACCAACTACGGTTACGGAAGTATATACATTGGTTAATGTTTGAGAACCTGCCTCATTGGTTACGGTTACTTGTCCTACATCACCAGAACTATCTGGTAATAATGTGATTGTTGTTTGACCTGAACTATCTACTGTACCTGAAAAAGCAGTACCTTGCATAGTTATAGTTGCTGTTGGTGTAACTAATTCAACCTCACCACCTAAAGTAGATACCTGTCCTGACTCGTATGTAAATGTACCAACATTAACTGATATGTTCATAGCAATTTCTATTGGTATAACAGAAGTATCAAAAGCAAATTCATCAATAATTAATTCTGTATTCGGACCCATTGTAAATTTAGTATCATCTTTATAATGTAAAATCATACCACCATCTTCTCCTGTTTGGAGAAAGTCGTTCATTTCTAAAAGATAACCTTTAATTACTGTTTCAGTTTGTCCATCTCTTTCGTTCCAAGTTTGACCCATTTTATCTGCAACTGAACCAATGGTTACAGCAAGCGCACTAGTACAAAAAAGTACCAGAAAGGATACTAAAAATAATAACTTTCTCATTTTTAACACCCGCCAGTTATCGTATTAGTATAATCTGCTGTTTGATTGTTTCTGTTATATGAATAATTACAACTATCATTACCGTCTTGATTCACGTGTAAAGTATAGTCGTATATTGAATCACCTGATACATAAAGGTAAGCATAGTTGTCATCATTAAGTTGTTTAAGATTAACATTTGCGTCATCTGTATAAAGATAAACATATGCTTTATTGTCATCACCATTTGCATAGTAAGTAAATGTATTATCGTTTCCACTTGTAACCGTTTTCAACCAATTGTCATCACCTCTTTGTATCATCCTTACGTGGCTGCTTGTACAACAGGAATGAACATCTAAAATATTTGAATTACCTATGACATCATGGACCATATAATTGCTTTCGCCCCAAATTCCTGCGTGGACAGTATTAGAATTTCCTACAATGTAAAAATCTATTGTTGCACCTTCATCACCTGAATCATCTGCAAAGACACCGTGAGAAGCAACATCAGGACCTATCATTACATTTGCTTTAGATGAACCAACCATACCTTTTGATTCTGCTTTGTTACTATAAAACTCAACATCATTAGAATCTCCACTAATCAACACATATAAGAAGTGTGAATCACCGTGGCTATTCATCCAAAAATCATTTGAGTCTCCTACTATATCTAAATCAACATGGGTGTCCTGTACATCATCACTTGTATTTGTATCTATTTCTACTATGTTTGAACCACCTGTAATATCAATATCATAATAGTGTCCATCTGCACCTACATCATCTAAATCTAATCTTAATACATTAGAATTACCTGTTGCTAAGTAATCAAAGGTCATATTAGAACCCATAAATGCCCTATGGTTACTATCAGTTGCAATATTACTATTACCTATTTGTTTTATGATAAGTGTAAGATTATCTCCATTGATTAAAAATGGATATGATGTACTTATACCAAAAGAATTGCTTGCACCGTCCTGTTTTATATAGACAGAACCATCTGCGTCTTGGTTAACTTGCCATATATAAATTGAATTTCCTGCCCAACAGCTAATCGTTGTTGTTAGAAGAATCACCAGAGTCATTATTAGTTTCTTCATTTGTGTTCTCCTCTACTTCTGCGTCCTTATCTACGTCTGCCCAATCTTTTTCATCAATTAATTCTGTACACTCTTTAGATACTTTACCTTGTGGATTAGGGTTTTTATCACAAGCTATTTTTATTTGTATTAATTTTTTTCGTTCTTCTTTTTTAGCTTCTTTTTCTGCTAAATAATCTTCGTATGTTTTCTCTACATTAGGCTCTTGTTGTTCTATAACTACATTAACCTTTTCTTCTGTAATAACTTCTGCGTCTGATTCTTCAACAACTACTGGTTCAGGTGGTAGTTTAATTTTCCATAAACCTTTTTCATCACCTTCTTTTATTAATTCTACTATACCTTTTTCTATTGCTTTTCTTACTGCATAGGTAACTGGTTCGTTTCTTGCTGTACCAACTTCTGTTTCTAATAACATTGTATCAGCGTCAAAATATTTAAATACATCTCCACCAGTTTCACCTGAAAATATAGTTTTCTCAACCACTATTGATAATATTACTTCACCACTTTGTACATTAACTAATCTTAAAATAATAGTAACTATATCTTGTCGGTATTGTTTATGTGCTTGAATACCTAAAATTCTTGCACCAATACCACCTGACTTTACATCACTATCATAACCTATAATACCACCTGTAAGATATGCACCTGCAAATAATAATGGTGGTAAAGGTTCTGCTTTATCTCCATCAACTTGTTGTCTTGTGGAACGAATTAATTTTCTTTCTTGTAATAAACTTGGGAGACTTGCTCTCTCAACAACTCTAAACCAACTACCATCACCTGCGTCTTGTAATGCTTTAATTAATATTTGATATGCACCTTGGGTTACTGCCGTACTCATTGTAGCATAATTGCCACCAGGTTTCTTTTGACCTGTCATATCAATAAAATCATACACAGCAATTATAATAGATTCACCTACAGGTGCTTCTATTGTAGTTAAAGTTTTAACTACTGGTACTTGTTTTCTAACATCAAAGTCTGGTTTACCTGCACAACTAACTAGCAATAATGTTAGTAAAAAAACTGCTATACTTTTAAACATTATGAATTATCTTCCTTAGGTAAAGTATATGTTGTCACGGTGCCATCTGTTTCTGTGACAACTACGGTAACGGTATCTGGTGACTCACCAGATGTTGTTGTCCAAGTTATTACTTCACCACCAATTGGTGATGTAAATGTACCAGAGTCTTGTTGTAGACCATCTGAACCAAATACATTATCAGTAATTTGTTTTGCTAAAGCAGTATAAAATCTTGCTTCTAAATTTGCTTTAAATTTGTTGACCGCTAGTGCCTTCTTATCTGCTATGACTTTATCAGCCGCAGCTTTTTCAGCAGCTTTTATTGCGTCTTTACGAGTTTTCTCAATATTCTCTACGGTTAAATAATGTGATGATTTTCCTTCCCCACTAAAGGATGGGCTATCAAAATCAAAAGTTAACTCACTTGCATTTGCGATAGAATATATTGATAATATTGTTAGAATTGTAATAATTGCTCTCATATATCTCCCACTTATGTTCGTATATATTTATACTAAATAAATATTAAATATGATAAAACTACTGGCGCTACGTACAACCAGATGGGCTGCTTGCGTGACTGCTTTATTATTGGTAATTCTTTATTTATCAAACCCAATTTTAATTCAAAAAGCAAGACTTTCAACTTTCGATTATTACCAAACGTTTGGAACTAATTATGAATCCAAAAGTATAGTCTTATTAAACATTTCGGATGCGGCTCTAAAGAAACAAGGTCAATGGCCTTGGAAAAGAGATGTTATAGGTCGTACTGTAATCAACGCATATAAAAATGGTGCGGCTCTAGTCTTTGTAAATTTAGTTTTTGTACATAAAGATAGACTTGGTGGTGATGAAATGTTTTTGAAGATGATAACCAAGTACCCTATCATATTAACCGAAACAAGTCAAGCAAAAAACCTAGAAAGTATAAAAAGAAAAGTATTAGCTGTAGGTGATGTTGAAGTTCCTGTTGATGTTGATGGCACTATTAGAAAACTTCCTCTAAAAAATTCTGTGCCTGAAGTCATTTTAAAAGTAATAAAATTTCCTATCCCAAAACAAGATGATGTATATATTGATTTTAGACATCAAATTCCTAGAATAGATTATGCTGATAATGATTGGTCTAATATGAAAGGTAAAATAGTTTTTATTGGAACAACTTTCAAAGGTTCTACTTTCGTTCTTACTCCCAATGGGTTAAAAAACACACATGAAATTATGGCCTTATCAACTGAAACATTATTGTCTGGTAAATATATTAAAAGGCCTGAATGGACTCCATATGCCGAAGCTTCTTTACTTTTTGCCACCCTCATTTTTGCAATCTTGTTTGTTCCTAGATTAGGAGTAGGGATGAGTCTAGTACCATTTTCGTTATACACTATTATTGTTGCTTTGTCAAGCATTATTTTATGGAATAAATATATGATATTAACAGACTGGTTAATACCTTTCTCTATTGCCTTTATTGTCTTTGCACATTTAATCTATAATAATTTTGCTAGAGAGAATAGATTAAAACTACAAATCAAAAAACAATTTGAACACTATCTTGCTCCTGCAATGGTTAAAAAATTACAAAAGGATCCTTCACTATTAAGATTAGGTGGTGAAAGAAAAGTATTAACATTTTTATTTTCTGACATAAGAGGCTTCACTCCCATATCAGAATCTATGAAAGGTGAACCTGAAAAACTTACTCGTTATGTAAATAAATTTCTAACTGCTATGACTGATATTATATTAAAGAACGGTGGGACTATAGACAAATATATGGGTGATTGTATTATGGCATTTTGGAATGCACCAATAGATTGTCCTAATCATAAAAATATGGCTATTAAATCTGCAATAGAAATGAAAAATAAATTAGAATTAATGAATAAACAAAAAGAATTTGTACCACCATTGAATATAGGTATAGGTATTAATACAGGTGATTGTCTTGTAGGTAATATGGGGTCTGAACAACGCTTTGATTATTCAGTAATTGGAGACGCTGTAAATCTTGCTAGTAGATTAGAAGGTATTAGTAAAAACTATGATACAAATATTATTATAGGACAAGATACATATAAAAATTTAAATTCTATAATAGATTTATATGAATTAGATAAAGTACAAGTTAAAGGTAAAACTGAAAAGGTAACTATTTACTCTTTATAACGCCTAATACAACCAATCATCTATTTTTTTTTTAACCATTTTTAAGGTTTTGGACTTTCGTAATTGTATTATTTGATTTGAAGAATATAAACCAGAAAGTTTTGGCCATTTGGCATAATGGTCTACAATACATAACCAGCATTCCTGGTGAGCTGGGTCTCCATCACGCAACGACCCTTGTAGTTCACATTTTCTTTCACGACAAAAACTATATTTTCCTTTTCTAAATTTAGGTAACTTAACACCTGATTTCATTTTGCTTGTAGGTAACTTAACAGATTTCATTGTACTACCTTCTATTTTAGAAATGTACTTTTCTTTAGGTGACTTAACAGATTTCATTATTAATTGTCTCCTTGAATGGATATTTATGAAGCTACTGCTCATCACCAAAAAGATTTGATTCAAATCAATATTCGGCCGTTTTATTTTCTATCTGTTAACTTATTAATAAGTTCAAACGCAACTTTAACTTTCTCTTCCAATACTTTTATTCTATAATGTGATTGTGCTAAAGTTATTATTAATAATATAAAAGCAACAAATATTGGCCATAATTTTGTTAATATTGTAATTAATTCCAAGTCCATTATTCTTCCCTAATTATATACTTAATAGGATATTCTGATTTAATAATAACGTGTTTTTTAGTTTCTGTATTTTGAAACATAATATGGTTTAGTTTAACTTCTTTAAACTTACGCACACGTACTTTATTTTCTTTTCCTTCCCACCAATAAATGAGTTCAGCAGGATGACCAACTATGAAAAACCAAATGGCTTTTAAAACTGACCATATACCTTTAAAAAAATTCTTTATCATTATTGTATTATTGTTACTTCTGGTCGTTCTTTTGCACACGCTGAACAATCACATTTTTTACACTCACATTTTGAGCAAGTTTCTGGACAATGTGCTTCACACTTACAATTTTTGCAATCTTCTGCCATTATTCTTTCTCCTTATCTTTTTTTGGTTCATAATATTCTTTATATTGGTCAAGTAAATCATTTGTAATTTTCAATTGATTTCTAATTCTAGCAAAATTCTTTGCAAGTAATTCAAAATCTTTATCTGTTAATCCAAATAAAACAGGATCAATTCCTTGTTCTTCTAATTTTTGGAATACTTCTTCTGCATTTTCTGAAGTTATAATAATCCATCTTAATTGTTCTAACTCTAATGGCGTAGGCTTCTCTAATTGAAGTTCTTGCCTAGGAACTTCTGTCTTAAATATCTCTAACTTTTTTACAGCCCCACAACTAGTAAGTATAAGACCTATTAAAATAATGCTAATTACTTGTACGATTTTCATAATACTTTTTCATTCCTATTCTCGTATGGAAAGCGTTGTTGCGATACCTATAATGCCTGCGTAATAATAGATTTTGTCCATCATTATTTATATTATGGGCGCCAGCTCATGGATGCTTTTCCAATCGCTTGTTACATAATTTATAATTATATTTTTCCTAACGCCTTGAATATTTTGTCTTGGAACGCCGTGCCATGTGTCTTTTCCAGACATAAACATTAGACCTAGATTCGATTTATATGGAGCTTTAGAATGAAAACTTAAATCTTTGTTATATATTGTAGTTCCCCATTCACTAGAGCTCGGATCTTTTGAAAGATAAACAAGAAATGTTAATAATTTTTCCTTAATATCAAGATGAGGTTCTAACCAAAAATCTCCTGTATCCATGGTATATTCAATTCTTAATTTACCTTGGGCTAAATCTCTTCCACAGATATTTCCTAGTTGAGAAACAATACCAGGATTATTAAAAACATTAACAATATTTCTTACAACAGGATACTTGTCACAGTTCTCTTTGTTAAAAAATATTCTTGTTTGATTTTGACTTTCTCTTTTGCCAGTATGTTTTTCTATTTTTGGTAATGGCAGTTTGAGATTTAAAAGTTCATCAATAGTTTCGTCTAATAAAACACCATCGTATAACCAGTGATTAAATGGTTCGGTTATAGGCATCACCTTACCTAAATTTTCAGTAACTTTTTCTAATAATAACTCGCTTTCCTGTCCAGGAAATTTAAACGAAGTTTCATTCCTGGATTGCCATAAACTGCCGCACGAAGTTTCATTCATGTTATTCTCCTAGCTTTTGCTATTCTTTTCATTCTTTCACTTACCATTTGTCTCCATTCTGGTGTTCTAAACGCCGAGTTATCTCTTGCGCCACTTGATAATTTATTACCTATCATATCAGGTCTTTTGTTACCTTTATTTGCTTTACTAATTTTGTTTTTTGTTTCTTCACTTAATTTTTTACCTAGTTTATATGCTCTAACTTTTTCTGATATTCTTGCTCTTATCTCTGGTGTAAGGTCAGGTCTATTACCACCTTTTTTATTTGATTTTTGAACACCTTTGAGACCTTTATTCCAAGCAGGTTTTCCTTTGTTTTTTCCTTTGAGTGCTAAAGATAACTTTAATCTTGTTTCTGGACCTGGCACGTGACCATCACCACCTTCAGTTTTGTTTCTTAAAATACCTGTGCCTAAATCTTTACGACCATATTTTAAAATCTCACTTACCTCTAATTTATGAGCCTGTTCTTCAGTAAAATTGTTTTTGATAATTTTTATTCTATCTACTGGTGGTCTATATTTTCTTCTTTTTTCAAATGCTCTATTAGTCTGTCCTTTACCTACATAATAAGGCGTGCCATCTTCTCTTAACCAGTGATAAACATAAAATCTATTAGCATTCATATATCTATTTATACAATAAGGAACATAGTAAAGATTAATAATTTATGAAATTCGGATTTGCTATTGACGGACATTCAGAATTGATTTCTGACTTCTTTGTAGCATTCTTTTCTTTCTCCGTTAATGGTGATCCACTTGCAATCTCAATACATCTTGTAGCCAATGCACTTGCACCGTTTGTTATTCTCTCAATAGATTTAGTTTTAGCAATTGCAAGTTTGCCTACATCCCTATTTTTTTTGTTAAATCTTTTATCTAAATCATCAAGGTCTTTTTTAAGGGCACTCACAAGCTCATTCATCTTTTGATTAGCAGCCAATATTTCTTTAAAGTCTGCCTCTTGCTTGGCAATCAGCTCCTTTTGGGAGCTGACTGCTTCTTCTAGTTTGATTTGATTTGCTTTTAAGATTGCATTATCACTACGCAGTTTCATAACATACATTCCAGCGCCAGATATACCAGCGATAATAATAACTACAAACATCATCTTTAAATAACCAAACATTTTAAATTAGTCTTTCTTTATAATAGCCCAAGCGCCATATGCAATTGCAGCCCAAGCCGCAATTTTAGCTACGGGACTAAAGAATAAAACCACAACACCTAGGCCAATCAAAACGCCTCCGTGTAGTGATGTTAATTCTTTTACTCTTCCTGATAACCATTCCATAGATTGTTTCCTCCTATGTACGTTTATTTATCTGACTCTTTAATGTCAGCTAACTTCTCTAACCTTTTAATTCTTTTCATTAGATTAGGAAATTTCTTTATCAACTTTTCTTCCTTTGATAAAACTTGAATATTATATCTATTAGCAGCCCAATTATAACATTGTTCTACTTTTGCATAAAACCATATGCCCATTTTAGTTTTTCTAAACCAAGCATTTGTTGACTGCCCAAGTATTGCACCTGCTATGCTTGTTATCATCCAAAACCACATTATATATTATCCTTGTTAGGTTTTATACTCCATCTGCCAAACAATGCAACTGAATAATAAGCAGAATATATTTTCCATTTTGGTACAGACGGCTCTGCGTCTTTCATACCACATAGAAATACTTTGTCAGCTGCTTTCTTTGCAGCTTTAACTAACCATTTATCTTCTCCAAGAGTTACACCATCACCTATTTCTATCGCCATTCTATGGCGATATTGTCTTATTCTTTTATATAATAAATCGTGTATAATAGCTGCCCTTGCAACGTCCCAAGGTGCTATTAAATTCCAACATATTCTAGGTACTGAAGCTAAGTCAGTTGTAAATCCTTTTTTAACAACTACTTTTCTTCCTTCTAATTTAACACCAATATCAGCTAATGTATTTAATTCATCTTTTGATAAATCGGTACAGTCATACATTAAAGGCTTTTGCATTACCCATTTTCTAGGTGGATTATATTCAGCAGTTATTTTTGCGTTAAATGCTCCCATATTACTTATTCTCCTCTAGCAACCATTTGTATGTTCTGTGTGTACTTCTGGAGCAAATATTCCTGATTGCCATAACACAACTGCTACAACAACTACAACAGCTGCCCACAGCCATTTATTTTTAAGAATTTTTTTCATTTATTTTCCTTCTTTTGGTCCGTAACCTTTAGGGGTTACATCTGTTATTTTGTATTTAACATTTCTATTTTTCAATTCTTTTGCTATTTTATCTGCAACATTTTTATCTTTTATATTACCAGACTTATCAAAATATTTAGCTAGATGAGCTGGCAATTGTTTATTAGCATTAAGAGAAGTCATAGGTTTATATGTTCCATGACCTGGTCCTGAGTAAGTTGCAAATACAGTAGAGTATTTTCTATGTTGTGGGAAATGTTGTGTTCCACCCATAGACCCCATAGGTTTAGCTATACTCATAGGACCTACAGAAAATCCTCTACTTACCATAAACTCACTAAAGGTTTTCATTACATTTTTCTCCCTGATTTTTTTAACTCTTTTACATAGTCATCAATCTCATCACTAAAATCCGAAAGTAGTTTAGTAGCAGCGTCATCTCTTACAGACCCAGGAACTAATCTACTTCTTGGACCTTCTACTTCTTTTACTTTATTATCTACTGCATATCTAAATAATTTTACTGCTAAATTTTTATTAAAAATTCCTTTATTCTTTTTTCTTGCTAAATTTTTTATGATAGGTTGTATCTGTTTTGTATATAAATCTGCGTCATTGGATACTTGTAAAGATATTTCTCTGGAATTCATTTCATTTACAGTTGTTTGTTTTATAAACTTTTTAATAAAATCTTTAAACCCATCTTTTTTATTTTTCTTTTTATATGAATCTCCTTGAGCCTTTGTAAACCCTGGTTCGTGTGTTGGTGGTAACGCAACATTAGAACCATCCCCTACTGCATTAGCAGGAGCGTCTTCTCCCATACTTAATAGACCACCATAAGTTTTATTGATAGTATCTTTTTTAAATCCCCACCTATCCATTAATGCTTTTTTAGCAATATAAGAAACAAAATTAATTTTTGCTCTTGCTAAAGCGTCTACCGTATCAAATTCTTTATCATTAATCCATTTAACTAACGCTTTATATTTCTCACCTGTTGGATTAACTGTTTTAACAGTCGCCCATTGTTTTCTCAAATTAGCTATTTGAGAAGTAGTAAAGGATTCTCTTAATCTTTTTAAATTTATCATAGTCTAATCCTCTCTATGTTATCCTCTGATACTCTTATAATTTTTTTAGATTCTTCATTAATAACATCATATAAATGCGTCCCTAAATAAGTATCAGTAGGTTTTGAATCATTTGTTGTATAAACAATATCTCCTACATCAGCAGTTTCAATACCTTCTAAATTTTCTAATCTATCAACCATAGTATATCTACCTTTAGGTAAATAATCAAACCCAACACTTTCTTTTATATCATCATCAAGTATTAAATGACCTTCTTTTTTTAAAAATTTATATAATTGTTTTTCAAGTGGATCTTTTGGTATATTTTTATCTTCTTTTAAAAGTAAAGCTAATGCTACTGCATAAGTTCCTATCTTTGACTTAACACCTGGTATTGCATTCATTAATCTTTTTAAATTAAAAACGAACCTATGCAATAAGGTATAGGCATTTTTTTCTTTAGCTGTTGTAAGCATTTTATTTTTTTTTAATACCTTACCTTTATTGTCTATAATACCCAACTTAAAAGCTTCGTGCTTTTCAAATGGTGTTACTAACATTTTGATAACTCTATAAGTTATCATTAAGTCTATTGCTCTTCCCATTATAATTTCCCTAAATTAGTTAATATGGACTTGTTTATTTTAACACTTGGCATTTCATCCTCTTGTATAGAATTTAAATATACCAAAAATGTTTTTAATAAAGCCCAAAAATTTCTTTCAATTTTATAAAATAACAAGGTACAAGCTGCATCCATACCAAAAACATTTTGTAAAACAATAATATGATTTATTATCAATCTTGTTTTCAATTCGCCTGTAGATTTATATTTACGAAATAAACGCTTAATGTATTTAAATCGTTTCAAATCTTCATAAAACTCTTGTTCCGAATCTAAATTAGGAACATTGTAGTTTTTTATAGCGAAAAATAACCAATTATCTCTTGTTATCTTTGTGAACATTAAGCAAGCTCTGCATAAACTTTAACAGCGCCGTTTGATAATGTTTCGTATTTCCCTTTTAATTTTAACTCTTTACCTTTATGAGATATCCCGTCATCATTTATATCAGAGCCATCAGTATCTTTACCGAAACGACCGCCAAATTGAGTTAGACCAGTTTCAAATGTTCCTGTTTTATCTTCACCCAATTTAATTTCATCTTTAAAACCAATTCCAATTTTGCTAATAGAATCTCTTAATTGATTTATAGCACCTTGTGGATTTAAATACTCTCTATCAGCAATAGAGCCAACAAAAGCACTTACTCTTTTTACTATTTCAGGCAGATGTATATTGTGTACGCCTACTGAACCATCCTCTATTGGATTTTCCATAGTGTTTGTTCCAACACCTTGAGCGTCACCAACATAACCTTTGCCTTCGTTTATATGTTGTTTAAATGTCTTCATTACTCTCTTCCTTTTTTTGCAACTTTTATGATGTTGCTAAGTTTAGTGCCTGTTGTTTATCAGCAGGCATACCTTTTTCTTTTTCATTTAGCAATACTTTTTCATCCTTTTTAGGTTGAACTTTTACAAGTAATTTATCCACTTGTTGTATTGCGCCAAAAACAGCATTTAGATTACCTTTCATAGTACCTAAATCTTTTTCAACTTGAGCAATTCTACCAGTTAAGGTATCAAAATCTGTTTTTAAAGTTGCTCTTTCTTCTTTTAATATTGTTTCATCAATTTGCATTATCATCTCCTATTATTATAAAAATTACGCTGTTGTATAACCATTACCAGCAATTATGTTCCAATTAGAATTTTTAAAAACTAACGTAACACTTTCGCCTGGTGCGTTTAATACTGCACTTGTATAACCTCTTAAATTTGTAGGTGTTATAGTTTGTGCATATGTTCCACTTCCAGCCACATTAAGAATTATCTTAACTTGACCATCTGAACCATCTGCTAATCCAACTGTAGCAGTTCCTGCTGTTCCAACGATTTCTGTAATCGCTGTAGTTACATTTGCTGTTAAAGCTGATGAACCATCACTAGTTAATGTTTGTGATGTTTGTTTAAAACCCAACCAAGAAGGCATATTATTAAATACGTCCTCTGCTGAAATCTTTTTATTAATTGGTGTAACTGACGGATCATCAATTACATGGAATAAATCTTCAGTCGCTAAAGAATTTCCTAAATCCGTAAGCGCTGTTACTTTTTTGTCTGCCATTTGTTTTCTCCTCTAAACCCCTTTGTGGGGAATGCTACTGTAGGTATTTTCCTACATCACTTTGTTTATATATTTAGGGTGGCCCGAAGGCCACCCAATTAATTAATATTAATTATTAAGCGTCTGCACTATTTGTCAAACAAGCTAAAGTTTCATATTGAATCCTGCTTGCTCTGCCATCAGTTCCAGTCGTCTTCAAAATCCATCCAACGTGAGCAACTTTACCCGATTGTGTTTCAGCGTCTTTATAATTAAAAAGACCTACTGTAACATTCGTAATTAAGTTATCTTCCGTTGCATTGTTAAAAAGCAATCCACTACCTGCACTTCCGCCCGAATGCATTAGAGCAGCTGTAGGTGCTTTATGTATTTGCATTAGTGACCATAATGGAGCACTAGTGCCTGTATCAGTATTTAACATCATATTCTGTTCCCTCCTTTTATTAAGGTACTCATTTTTGAATACAATACTATTTATAACACTAAAATCCTAACCTTTTCAGTTTAGATATTGTATTATTAGTGTTTGTATGATAAATTCCTATACCACCAACACGTGTAAATTCATCTACATTTGGTTTATAGTCATCTATTAGTATAACTTTCTCACCATTACGAGAATGTATTTTAGCAAAAAGTTTTTTCTCACTTCTTAACACTAAATTAATTCTTCGTGTAGTAAGACCTAATTTTGTTTTAGCCCAATGTGTCTTACCTGGTATACAATTTGGATCAAAATCTTTAGCTACATATGCACTTAATATACTGGGATTGTATTTAGAAATGAAAGACCACAACTGTTTTCCACCTGATTGCCAAGGAAGGTCATACCAAAATCGTTTATTATTTCTGATTGCGTCCCACTTACCTTGACCTGATGGTATATTCATCCATTTGTTAATAGACATACCTGTTGTTTTGGAAGCTGCAGTTTTAAAATCTGCTAGAACACCATCCATATCACAATATATTAAAGGTAATTTAGCCATATGGATGATTACCTTTTATTATATTGGATGTACTTTAGGTTCAGTATCAATTTTTGCAGGTTTTTTACCTGTTAATGTCTTACCTTTTCCACCAGAAGTTGAAGCAACTAAATCTTTTTCAACTTCTCTTTGATTTGAAGAAGCTCTTAAAGATTTAAAAGATTTATTTTCTTTTTTATTTTTTAGTATATCTGCTTTGTAAGGACCTCGTCTATCCATATGACCAGCTCCTTTAGCAATACCAGGTTTTAATTTTTGAACTTTACCACCTTTTGCTAAAAACGCTTTCATTAATTTATCCATCTCTTTTTGTTTTTCAGGAGTTACGCCTTCTTTTTTTGCTAATGGTTTAGCAATTGCTTTTTTCTTTAATGGTTTAGGTTGTACATTATTTAAACCTTTACCATCTTCAACTTTAGCAGGTTCAGAACCATTGATGTAAATATTAGTATCTTCACTTACTACTTTAGCAGCTGCGTCAGCAAGTGAACCTTCTTTAGTTTCTAAATAAGATTTTGGTTCTAATTTTATATTTGGTTCTTCTTTTTTAACTGTAGGCTGCTCAACACGTATTTTAGTAATACTATCTTCCAGGCTGCCTGTTCTGGTTTCCATATACTTATTTTCCATTTTTTTCTCCTCTAATTGTTGCCTATCAGTTTCAAGTCCTGATATGCCAAAATGTATATTATCTTCATTAACTTTAGAAAAAGAAGCCACTTCTCTTTTTTCTGTGCCAGGTTCTACTTCAGCAGCAATTGGTGTTCCTTTTGCTTTTAAAGCCTGTAATTCTTTTTCTAAATTTTTCTTTCTTATTATTACAGCAGTTCTCATTTGAGGATCCTTCATTTGTTTAGGATCAAGTTCAATAGTCTGTAATACCTTTTTCTTAGCATTATAATCTTCTATATCTTTTAATGCTGATTCATCTAAAATTTTTTCTTCATTTTTATATTTGTCTTTCTTTACAGGTTTACCACCTTTATCTTTGTAATGTGGTTTTGCCCCTTTGTTTTTTAAATACCAAGACAGAGCATAAATATTTTTATCTCCCTTTTCACCACCTAGTTCTGGATGTTTTTTCATCGCTCTAACTGAGCCTTCCCAACCTGGTGGAGATACTTCATGGACAGTTTTTAAATTATGTTCTTTAAAATTTAAACTATGTTTAGTTATTGAAATATCTTTTGCACCATCTTTTTTTAATTGAGCAGCTTTATCATCTGCGTCTTTTTTTATTTTATATGCAACAGCAAATCTTTTTCCATTTTTAGGGTCTAAATATCTTACTGCAAATCCTGGTTGTAGACCTTCTCTAAAAGTTTTAAAATCTTCTTTCTTTATATCTTCAGCAAGTTTCCAACCATCATCTTTCCATCTTTGTAAATCTTTCTTTTCAATTTCTTTTCGTTTACCATCTTTAGTAATTGTTATAACAGTTATATTACCAAATTTAAGGTCTCTAGCTTCTTCATCCATACGACCTTTTGATATAATACCATTAAGACCATCTTTTTTTAAACTTGCTAATGCCTTTTCAGCATCCTCTTTACTTCTATACCAAGCAGCAACAATTCCACTTTCTTTTTTCTTGGCAAATTTTACCCAAAAACCCATGTCATTACTTTCTTTTGTAAAATAACCTTTAGGAAATTTTCCCTTTGAAGGATCAAAAGCAACTTTCCATCCTTTAGATTTCCATTTTGGCAATTCTTCCTGAGATATCTTTTTATATTGACCACCTTTTGTAATTTCAACTTCATACCATAACATATTTCCTGGGTCAGACCTTGTTGTACTTTTTCCCAAATATTCTTCTACTTGTTCACTCCATATACCTGGTTTTCTCAATTCTTTTATTAATTTAGGAACACTTTTTAAAACTTGGTCTGCTTTTGCTTTTGTGAACAAAGATACTTGCGATTTGGGTTTAAAATATTCTTTCTTTACATCTTCAGCAAATTCTACATACAATCCTAAATGTGCAATACTTTGACCAACTAAATTAGCCATTTTTAAACCTTCTTCTAATTCTACTTGTTCTTTAAAAAGGTCTCTAGCACTCAATTCTCTTACTACTGCAGGCACACTTTTTGAAGCTGTCTGTGCTGTTATTGTAAGCATACTATCTGTAAACTTTTTGCCATATTGTAATTTTAATACACGGTCAATCATTTCTTTATACATCTTCATATGTTCTTTTACTTTACCTATCAAAATGGGAATTTTTGAACCTAACTCATTTAATATTTCTTCATCTAATTCTATATGTTCTTCTAATTCAACTTCTTCAATAATACCCCTATTCTTACCAAAAGTTTTTGCACCATCTAACGATGGATGAGAACCTAATTCTTTAACTTTACCGTTTTTCAAATGACGCATTAAAAATTTATCTTGGCTACCACTCATACCAGAAGTATCACGCTTTAATACTAGAAAATAACCACCATCTGTTGCTTTTGCTCTAAAAACTATGTTTGCTTCATCTATATTACCATAAACGTCAACTGGTACAACTTTGTAACCATCGCCTTTTTGTTTTTTCATATGTAAAGCAGTATTATATCCAACTGATTTATCTTTTAAATCTGGAATTGGTTTGTTAGTTTTAGCGTCAACTACTTTATATTTTACATTACTATCTTCTGCCACTAAATTAGCGACCATTTCAGCAGCTGTATCTGGATGTTTTCCTTGTTTAATAAATTTGTTATATGCTTTTTGTTTTGCTGATTGTGTATTAGGTATAACACCTTCTTTAACTGCACCATATTTAAGTTGAAAATCATTATTACCTATAGAAGCAAATAAACCTTTTGGTTTTAAATCTTTATAAAATTTATCTTTAAAACTAGCAAGTCTTTTTGAAAAATCTTTTAATTTTAATTTATCTTTCGGTTTATCTTTGTCTTCAGGTTTTCTTGGATCTGTTTCTTCATTAGCTCTCATTAAAGCAGTTTCAACATCTTTTACTTGTGATAAACCTTTTGCTATTTTTTCAATTTCTTTTGTAGCACGAGTCATATTACCTGCATATGTTTTAGCAATATCAATCGCTTTCTTTATTCTTCCTAATTGAGAAAGTCGCTCATCTTCTTTAATTTCTTTTTTCTTATTAGGTTTACCTTTGTCATCTGTTTCAGGTTCATTTTCAGCACTCAACCTTGACAATCTAATTTTATTTTTTAAATCTCCTAATTTTAATTTCATATGAGCTACATCTGCTTTACCAATTGCAATTCTAGTTTTTTGGGAAGGATCAACATCCCTCATACTAGTTTCTTTATCTCTTATACTTACCGCTAGTTGAGCTGCTCTGTGTTGTTTACCTGTAGCTTTTGCTTGAGGTAAATCTTCAGCACCTTCTCTTACTTGTTTAAACTTTTGCATTTGCAAACTCCTTAAACGTTTTAACTTCAGATGTTCCACCCAATGATTTTCTCAATTCTTCTTTAGACTTGCTATATTTCTTTTTAAACTCATCATCACTTAAATGTTTCAAATCTATAGCAATATCTTTCATTCTTCCTTCAACCATATTGTCGCTAGTGTCAACCACTTTGTTAAACATCTTGTTATAAACTTCGTCTAATTTTACTTTCCACTCTTCCCCATAACGTTCCTTATATTTATCTATTGTATCTTCGTTATTTACCCATTCCTCAATGTCTTTTAAATCAACATTTTTACTAGCATTTACATTAATTAAATTATCTTCAGGCGTACTAGGTTTATATGTTTTACCTTGAGCTTTAGGATCATAATGTTTTTCTCCTGGGGTAATAGATGAAGTATATTTTGCCCAATCGTGTCCCATATCATACGATTCTTTTTTCTCTGGTATACCATCTGGTAAATTTCCTATGCCATCTCTCTGGTCATATTTTGTTTTACCTTGTTTAATTTCTTTTGATTTCTTTTCTAAATCTTCAGAAAATACTGGCGTTTCAATTATATCATACAACCACGCCTTATGTAATTTACCATCTGCATTTTCTAAAGTCACGTAATTGGTACCTCGTCTAACAATAATACCAGTTACATTATTACTAACATCATCTACAATATCTCCTACATCATATAAATGTTCCGTAATATACTTATCTCTTAATACCATATTGTTTAATTCCTTTTTCGTTGAAGCAGTTATAAATGGTTTAAATCGTAGCACACCTGCCATTGATGGAAGGCCGCTATCAAAACCTGCATTTAATTTTTTAATTATTAATTCTTTTTTAACATGACTTAATTGTTTTTTCACATGGTCCTCATCTCTAGCAGAAATAACTCTAAAATCTTTCTTATCATTTCCTTTTTCCCATACTTGAAATCTTGGTAAATCTTTTACCTTTTCTACTAAGGAAGGATCATAGCTTGCAGCTAAATGCATTCCTTTTCTAGTTTGTTTAAATAATGCTTCGGCGTCTTTAGACCTTCCAAATGTTAAAGGTAATCCTTTTTTAAATGTTTTAAAATCATTTGCTTTTACAGCCGCTCTCATTTTACTTGCACTCATACCTTGAGCACCTTCAGCGTCTGGATCTCTTTCGCCAGCAGAAACAATATTAATACTATCAAAATTATAGTATCCGTGTCTGCTTTTTACATCATTATATTTTTTTAATAGTGTTCTAAATTCACTAACTCTATCACTTCCAACAACCATTGACAATTCTGTATATTTCTTTTTATAAAATTCAGTTACTATATCAATAATTATATTTGATTTACTTGCAGCCAAATGTCTAGCGTATCTAGGAAACATCCTTTTTATAGCTGCTACTTTATCTCTTAACTTCAAAGGGTTCTTATTTGAATCCTCTGACTGACTTAAAATAATTTTGTGGTCATCTGCTCTTACAGATAACAATTTTTGTAATAATTTTTCGTGTCCTATTGTAGGCGGATTAAATCGGCCAAAGGTAAACGCTATATGTCTACCTCTGGCCTCTTTTATTTTTGATAATGATTTCAGCTCTTCTGGTGTGATTTTACCATCTTCCATTATCTCTACCAAAGTTTTGTAAAATTTGAGATAATGATACTTTTCTAACATTTTATAAATCACATTTTTCGGAAGACGATTCTTCTCACCAAATTTTCTGATTTCATCGGGAGACATTATAGAATCGAAAGCATCCTTTCGGTCCTGCATAACTTTATCCCCCATATCAATTAATGTGTTAATAGAAGCTTTAATTTCATCTAACTTTTTTGAAACTACTGTACTTAAATTTTCTACATCATCAGCAGATAAATTTTTTAGTTCCTCATAATCAATCATATCTCTTACGAGTTCACCTTTAACAACATCTATTTCAGAAACACGTTTCTGAAAATCCGCAACGTATTTTTCGGAACTGAAAGTACCTGGTTCTGGTTTTCGAATAAACTCGTTTTTGTCTATATCGAAAGTACCATCAGCCATCTTTCTGTTCTTATTAAATACGGCAGGATCTATGATAGAAAAATAGTTTATAATATGATTGCTAAGGCCTACCTTTTTACCATTAGCAGTCCACTGGAACTCTCTTATCTTTGTGTGTACTTTTTCCTGTTCAGCTTTTGTACCAGGAATTTTAAATAAGATAGTTACATCTAAATCAGCGTCCTCTCTATATTGTTTTGTTAATATAGAACCGATTAGTGTAGTGTTAACTATTTCTCCAAATTTTTCAAACTGTTTAATTCCGTCTAGTAATTGTTTTCTCACAGAAGGCTTAAGTTTAGGATTATCTGTATCTGCATTATCAAATACAGGCTTAGCATACGTATTTCTAGGTATGTCTATTATTGATTCCTTAAAATGTTCCTTAAACCTTTTTAACATTATCTGTAAATACCATCCATTATTGCTTTAACAAAGTCAGCATTTGCTTTCTTTGTTTTATCACAAATGGTTCCTGCTGTACTGACCGTTTCACTACAAAGTGCTTTTGAAACTTCAATACACCATCTTTTTATTTCTTTTAACATTGTTAGTCCTTTTTATGTTTGCCTAATATCTTAACTATTTCCCAAGTACCATCATTATAATGATGTACTCTTGCGTCCACTAAATCACACATAAATGCTAATGACTCACCATCTATCTTGTAAGTAATACCATTTATTTCTACACTATCTGTTTCGTCTGCTCTATTTCTCCAAGCCTTTTCAACTTCTCTTTTAGTCTTTAAGCAATCGGACATTGAGTTAGCACCTTTATGGTCAATTAATGTACCATCTGCAAAGACACATACTGCAAAAACTACTTCTGGTTTTTTGTGTTCGTGGTCACCTTCTACTGGACAAATTTGGTGTCCATCATCTCCGCAACCTGTACAATCTGCATTTGCTCTTGTACTATGCAATACTACACCAAATATTATAGCGATTAAGAATAGAGCACCTAGTATTGTTGCCAACTCTTTAATACCACCATTTTTAAATCCTATTTTATCACATAATTTTTTAAACATATTTCTCCTTACCTAATTGGTGGCACATACATTACGCCACCGTTTTTCCAAAGATTATTTAATCCTCTTTCTAAAGCAAGTGGTGTATTTGGTCCCACATTTCTTTCAAATGACTCTCCATAATTACCAACTTGTTTGATAATGTTATAACCAAATTTCATACCAAGTCCTAACATTGGACCGATATAACCTTCCACACCTAATATTCTTTTAACTTCTTTATTTTTTGAAGTTAACATTAAATCTACATTATACATTGTGATACCTGCTTCTTCGGCATTTACCATAATGAAGTGTGTCCATCTAACTACATCTTCCCACTCTTGGTCGCCTTGTCTTACAAGTGGACCTAATGGTTCTTTTGATATAATTTCTGGTAATACCATCCACTTACTAGGGTCTTCTGCACCAGCTCTCGCTGACGCTAATCCTGAAGCGTCTGTTGTGAATACATCACACTCGCCATTAAATAATTTTGCCTTTGCGTCTTTATTGCCTTCAACATATATTGGTTGATATGCCATATTATTTTCTGCAAAATAATCGTTTAAATTTAATTCAGATGTTGTTTCTTTTGTAATACATACATACGCACCATCTAATTCTGTTGCACTCTTAATATCTAAATCTGTTGGTATTAAAAATCCTTGACCGTCATAGTAATTGACACCAGCAAATTCAAACATTAAGTTTACATCCCTACTGATTGTCCAAGTAGTATTTCTTGCAAGTACATCAATATTACCTGACGCTAATGTTGGAAATCTTTGACTAGCATTTAATCCTATAAATTCTACTTTACTTGAATCACCAAATATAGCAGCGGCAACTGCTTTACAGAAATCTACATCTAAACCACTCCAGTTTCCGTTCTCATCTTGAGCAGAAAATCCTGGTAGACCTGCATTAACTCCACAAATAACATAACCTCTTTCTTGTACGGTTTTTAAAAGACCGACTTCTTGTTCTATTTTAACACTCTTTGTTGTATTACAACCAACTAAAAATAAAGCAACTAATAAACTCATTAATATTTTTTTCATATCATCTATCCTATTTAGGCCTATTGCGTTAATACTTTAGTCTTTTTTTCTTTTTTCTTTTCTGTTAAAGACTTCGCTGTACCACCTAGTTTTAAACTACCAGATTGGTCTGGCATTTTGTTTTTAATACTGATAATATTACCTTCTGCGTCAATTTCTGCCATAGATGGACCACAGATTACTCTACGACCATCTTTTAATTTTTCAATCTTTCTTTTATCTTTCAAACAGCCCATTAAACCATCATACTTAACAAATTCGCTTGATGTATCAGTTACAATAAACATTGTTATGATGGTAACTAAAGTAGCTGCGTCCATTTAATTCCCCTCCGTAGTAAAACCAGTATTGGTTTCTCTAATCTTGTCCTTTAATTTCTCAATATCTTCCAAAGACTTCTCCATATCCGTCTGCAACCTTTCAATGTTTACCTTATTGTTCATCATACCTTCAAGTTGCTTCGTAAGACTTTCCACTTGTCCTGAAAGAAATTCTATAAGCATAAATTGTTCAGAATCAGCAGGCGGAGAACCTAAATCCCCCCTTGGCCATTTGATCCTAAATTCATTATTTTGTGCAATATCACCTGTAACCAATGAATCTATATCTTTATCAATTCTTTGCACTTCACTAGTTAAATCTTTTTCTGCAAGTGTAGCTTTTGTTTCTAAATTATTTAATCTCTCCATCACCCCAAAATAAGCCCACACTCCTATACCTACAGCTGCTAGGATGGATAATAAATTTCGCATAGGCATAGAAATTGCTGTACTATCTGATATTTTCATCTACGTTTCTCCTTTAATCTACTTACAATCCATTTTCTGGCTGTAAAACTTTTAATTGGTGCATTTAATAATGCTGTTACTTGTCTTGCCACTTTATTCATAGTTATTGTTATTAATTCTAAATTTGATTTGTTATTTTCAACTTCACTATAATTAGAACCAAACAATCTTTTATATTTAGGTTTATTACTTTGTGTTTGTTTCCAAGAAGTTGTTAAAATATAATCTGCCATTTGTCTTTCTCTTTGTTTTTGTCGCTCTAAAGCAACTTGTAAAGGTGTTTGGACAAATATCATATAACAATCATATCCTAACAAAGTTAACATCTGATATTGTCTAGCAATAGAATCATAATCTCTTGCTGTACTATCAATAACTAATCCTAATCTTCCTTGAACATAAGAGCCTAATGCAGTTGCTGTTACTGCTTTTGCACCAGCTCTTATTTTATCTCTAAAATATTTTTCGTGTTCAGGCATACTTAATGATAAATTTGTTTTCTTTAAATCGGCTTCAAATTTTTTATCTGAATTTACAACTTTCAATCCAGAACCAGCAAATGCTCTAGCAGAAACAAATGATTTTCCTGACGCAGGTCCACCTGCAAGGAAGAAAGCTTTAAATATTCCTTTATCATAAACGCCTTCAGTTATGTGTTGTGCAAAACTTGCTACTGCTGTCATCCTTTAATCCAATTCTTTGCTAATGTAAAGTTTGCTGTGCTAAACTCTAATCTGTCCACAAGTTTTACAGCATTCCCCATTCTATCTACAGCAACAAAACCTTCAGGATTAGTTACTCTCCATCCCTTATCAGTTTGTATAAATGTTCCAATAGATTTAACTTGATTCATTTTATTTACTAAAAAATTTTTAGCTCTTGTTAAACTTAAATAACTTGCAATCGCAAAATAAATTTCATCACCATATCTGTCTATAAATTTTAAACCTTCATCTCTAATTGTTTCATATCTTTTTTTAGCTGCAGGTGTTTTTCTTTTTGAAACTTCATCATCTAAAACACTTGCATAATATTTTCTAAAATCATTATTAATTTTTTGTGTGCTTGGAAAAGATTGTCCTTTTTTAACATAATCATTAAAGAATATTTTTAATCTAGCACCAACAGATAATAAATTTGTTTGTCTTCTTAATAAATTTAAAATTCTTTTACCTTTTTTAATTGACCCTATTGCCATTCTCAATATACTTGTAAAAGTATTATTTTCTCCTTTAGTAAATGTAGCAACACCACTATTATCTCTATAACTAGCATTATCAAAAAATACATCTGAAGTTTTAGCAAACGAATTAATACTAACTCCAAAACCTGCTTTTAACTTATCTATTGTTCGTCCTGAATATGTTGTATGAAATATAATACCTATTTTTGCTTTTAAAATTCTTTTTGCTAAATCACTATCCTCTGGTACTGCATATGTAATTGTATTTGGTCTAAATGCAATATGTTTTTCTCCTCTTATAGAAGCTGACTTAATTTCTTTAGGCGTAAAAAGTAAATCTCCTTGAACAACTCCTCTAATATTCAATTTTTTAAGATACTTTAAACATACCTCTAGTTTATCCACAAGAGCACCTGCGTGATTTCTTCTTATATCTGAATTTGTATAATTGATTTTTGGAGTTACATTGAAAAGTGATTTTGTGGCAACAAAAAAACGACCGTTTTCTGGATTAATACCACAGATTATAGCAGGAGCTCCATCCCACTTTGTAGATACATTAACTTTACGACCTGACTCTCCTACCATCATATTTCTTAATGATGTTAAGAATTGGATAGCATTTAAGCCACCTTCGTATCCGTTATTGATTATATCGTCCTCTAAATGTTCTAGGTGTGTGTTCCTAGCTTCGGACAAATATTGTTTAAAACTTTGCATTTATCTCCCAATAATTCCATTAACAAAAAATCACTCATCCATCAATTTATCAACACATATATTTATAATTAATATAATTTGCCGAAAGGTCCAAAATCATATACTTGTCTACCTTTCTTTTGAGATATAAAAAGTAAGTCTGTTAAAAATTCATTTCGTTTTTTATCTCTTAATTGCAATACTTTATCAATAAAATACATCTGCATTAACTTAATATTTGCAATATGAGATTCCTTACCTTTAAATACCTTTACCATATTATCTAAAAATTCGTTTTTACTCTTAACACCAATGCCTTTAACAAGTTTATTTTTATTCAATCTATCAAACATACTACCATATTCAATTCGTCTTTTATGAAATTCTTTTAAATTCATAGGATAGGATTGATGTTGTTTTGTTGTAGAATTAAACAATTTTTTATCATACATAAGTGCTAATTTTTCTACTAATCCTAACGGTGCCTTACCTAATCTAGCAGCTGCTCCCCTCATTACAGGTTCAAATACTAAATTTGATAATCTGGAAGTAGTATTACCTTTTAATTGATATTTCGCTACTTCTTTATTATCTCTATCCCAAAGGACAATGTTTGAATCTTTTGTTAGAAAGGATGTTTTTCTAGGATTTAAATCTAATTTTAATACAACCTGACCTAATTTAAAATTATATTCACCTTCTTTAGTTTCTATTTTATCAAAAAACTTTTCATCAACATTTACTTCTTCATATTTAGCTTGAGCGCCAGTAATAAGTTTTAATGATATACCTACAACCTCACGTTTTTTAAACATACTTCTCATTATAGCATTTAATTCTCTTATAGTTTGAGTACCACTAGCACCATCTAATTCTTTTTGTATTTTTTTTCTAAAGACATCCTTTTGTTTTATCAACCAAATATCTGCTGGATTCCAAGCATCCTTTTTTGGTATATTAAATTTAGTTTTAATTAAATCATTAATAAATTGCATAAACCCACCATCACGGTTGAAAACTGTAAATTTAGAATCAGAAAATTCATCAAGCATTTTCTTTTGTTGTAAGTAAAAAGTAGTTAACCATTTACCTTCAGGTGTTTTTGGATTTAATGTTTCAAAATGAAATAATTTTTTAGAATTTAAAGTAAAAATTTTTTCTAAGCCATCTTTAGTAACTTTATCTTCAATAATATCTTCAGCCTTTTTAAATTTCTTATTATCTTTAAACGCTCTTTGTAAAATAAATGCAGTTCCTCGCTCCTGCATTTTTGTAAATACAGCTTCTGATACTGATATGTTATTTATTTTTGCCATACTACTATTTATTAGTAGTATCTTTAGGTTTAATAGAATTTCTGCTTGCTATTTTAGTCCAATATTCTGCACAATATATATTTGAAGAAACGCAATATCTTTTTCCTTCAAATTTTTTCTTTTTAACACCGTGTTTTATCCAACCTGGAAACATTAATAAAAGACCGTGTTCAGGTCTTCTTTCAATATTTAAGTCAGGAAAGGAAACACCAGGAAAATCTTGTAATGGATTAATATAATATACACAACCAAAAACAGCAGGCCAATGGTCGTGGATTATAGTATAATCTTCACTAACATATTTCATACCCCATAAATCATTAATCATAGGTACCAAACTCACATTGTATTTTTGTTTTGCAACTGTCTTACTCATATCTAAAATAATATTTGCAAGCTGTTTAAAGCCAGGTCTATCAACCATTGACCATTGTGTCATTTGAGCTTTAACATTAGTTTTATGATTTTGTTTATCCCCTTGTTTATCAATCTCTTTAATAATTTTGTTATTCATTTTTTCATCATCAAGCTTTTGCTCAAATAGAGTAACATTTAAATTATTAGTAGGGAATGTTTTTTCTAATATCATCTGTTTATTGAAATATAATCTGATTTACCTTTATCTTTTTTTCTTTCATCTATTGGACGAACATCAAAAAATTTAGGAAATCCAAATCTACCAAATGTCTTATTTTGATTTTGAAACTTAACTACTTTTTTTGCGTCTTCTTCAAAAAAACTTTCTTTCAAAACTAACTTACTTGGCATTTCTACAGCACGCCACAATATCTTTTTACCTTTTTTAACCATTTCAGTTTTATAATAGATAGTAGGTTGTCTTTTTCTTATTGGGTTTTTCTTCATACTTTGAATCCTGAAAATTTATCATAAGCGTCAGCAGGTTGTGGGCCTGAAGGACTATCTAATTTATCTTTTGTTTCTTGGTTACTATCTACAATTTTTTGAGCAGTTTGTTCTACATCATATAATCTCATTTTTGCTCTATCAACACCAATAATAAATGCTCTATTTATTGCTGGATCATTATATCTATTTTTTAATTGTTTAATTTTCATTTGATTTAATGCTTCTAACTCATCATTAGTAATTAAAGCAAACATAAAATCAGCTGTTGCAGGTAAACCAAAACTTTCTGCTGTATCTTCTAACCCAACATCGGAAGACATAAATCCAGTTCTGGTTGTTTGAGTCGCTGTCATTATAGGTACATTATATCTTACTGCTAAACCTCTTAATTCTTCAGCAATTGCTTTAACATAAAAATAAGATGATATATTACCACCCTTAAATCTACTTGAAGCACATATATTTAAATAATCAATAAACACTACATCTGGTTTAAAACTTTTCTTTAATGCTAATTCATCCAACAATGATTTAAAATGTCCACTATGAGCAGCCGCTGTAGGATATTCTTTTATAATTAATTGACCTTCAACACCTTTTTTTAATTTTTGAATTTTATTATCATAATAATTTTTAGGCATTTCATACAATTCATCAATGGTTACATCTAAAAGATTAGCGTCAATTCTTTCAGCAATTCTTTCTTCAGCCATTTCTAAAGTAATGTATAAAACATTTCTGCCTTGCGTTAGCATAGAAGACGCAACATGGCACATAAACAAAGACTTACCTACACCTGTTCCTGCTAATGCAACATTTAAAGTTTTAGGAGGAAGACCACCTTTTGTAATTCTATTGAAATAATTTAAATCAAATTTTAATCGTTCTTCTACTCTATGATAATATTCGTATCGGTCTTCGGTTTGTTTAAAATAATCGTGTCCAATATGTTCATCAAAACTTACAGCAAGAGCCTCACTCAATATACTTGGTATTGCTTCTGGAGTTAATTTCTTATCTTTACCATCAAGTATTTTAATACCTGAAAGTATAGCATTATGTACTGCTCGTTCTTTACAAAATTTTTCTGTTGTATCTAATAACCATTGTTGGTCTACTGACGGTACAGTTATACCTTCTTTTAAACTATCTAATAATTTGTTAGTTAAATTAAATTCGTCTTCTGTAATATTTTTTAAATTACCTATTTCTATATTCAAAGCTTCTTTGTTAGGAAGATTATTATATTTTACTACAAAATCATTTATAAGATTAAAAAGAATTATCTCATCTCTATTTTTAAAAAAATCTACTTTTAAAAAAGGTAAGACTTTACGTGTAAATTCTTCATTATGAATTAAATTCCTTAATATTGTTATTTCAAATTGTTCAGCCATAATTAGTCTTTGATATTAAGTTTGCCTTCCTTTAATTGTAGTTCTACAACCTCCACTAAAATATCACCTATTAAATTTTTAAATTCCTGACCATCAGTATCTTTATTTTCATAATTTCTTTGTATTTTATAATCAAATTTTAATGGAATTTTACCTTGTTCATTTTCTTTTTCAGCAAACTTAACATGGCCATATGTAAATATGACATCTTTAAATTCACCTTCAGTTATTTTAATACAAGAAAAATCATCAATACCTCTTTGGACAAAGACGTATTTTTTATTCACCGCCATAAAGGAATTCTTTTTTGGCAGCCTGGTCAATCTTATTGAGAATATCTTTAGTAAAGAATTTATCAGGTTCATTATTAATTGTTTTAGCATATTGTTTTGTTCCGTCTGGTAATTCTATTCTCGTTGATACTGCTTTAAATAAATTATGTTTAAGTGCAATATCTAATAATCCATAATATCTTTCTAAACCTTTATCGTAAGTTAATCTTACATCTACTTTAGCATTTTCTTTTGTTAATCTACTTTTATAATTTAAACAATGAATAATTTGACCAATAACTTCTTTACCTTCTTTTTCTTTTCGTCTGGAAAGATATATTATATTACTAGCAGCATATTTTAATCCACTTCCACCACCCATTTCTTTTTGTGGGAACATTGACCCGATAACATCATAAGTATGGTTAGTCATTATCATTGGTACTTTTGCTTTGCCTAATTTTAATGTTAAAACTCTAAATGCAGCCTTGACAATTTGAGACCTTGTCATATCTCTGGTTTCTTTTCCTTCGGCTGTATCTGTCATTTCTTTTGTAGTAGATAACATACCTAAACTATCTAATACAAACATAATAGGTTGTTTTGTCTTTTCATCCTGTTCAATATATTTGTCTAATACTCTTATTGCTTGGTATCTAAATTCTTGTACGGTTGATACTGGTACTATAACCATTCTTTTACTATCAACACCTCTACTCTCAACTAAATCTCTTGTTAAAGCACTTTCAGATTCAAAGAACACTACACCACCGTTCTTATGTTTATCTAAAAAATATTTAGCTATTCCTAATGCAAAGAAAGTTTTACCTGTTGCAGCTTCTCCTGCGATTGCAGTAATTTTGTTTGAAGGAAGACCTCCAAAAATTGAACCTGATAATAAACCATTTAAAGCATAAGAGCCTGTATCAATAAAACTATTAACATCTCCTGCTTCAACACCTTCACTTACTAGTGAAGCATATTCATTTCCTGTTTCTTTAATAATTTCTTTTAGAAAATCGCTCATACTGTTCAATATCCTTATCTGTATAACTTATAACGTACCATTTTATATTGTTATTATAACATTGTTCTCTTACAAAGTCAAGGTCTTCAGGAGAAAAATCCAATGATATATAATTGTTATATCTTTTATATAATGTTATCCTCATTGTAATTTCTTGCTCTCAATACAACTGGTCTTCCTTTTGGAATATTAGGCAACTGTTTAGGTGTATTAGGATCTCGCTCCCATTCAAATCTGAATTTTTCATTTTGTGGTACCCATCCTTTAAAGGGTATTTCTAAATCTTTGTCAGTTATATTAACCCATATTTCCTTAAATAAATTTTCGCTCTCCACAGGTCCATGAATATCAAAGACTCTTCCTTTAACTTTTGCTAGCCTATGTTTAAGTGCTTCTTTGTTATATTCTAAAACTCTTTGGTAATCCCAATACTCTTTTAAATCTTTATATTGCTCTTTAGTAATCATTAATGCTTGACTGGACATTTTTTCACCTCTGCTTGATGTAACTTATATCCTCCTGTAAATTTAGTTCTGACATTCATATATCCTTCATTTGCCCACTTTGTATTTTCAGGCGTAGGGCCTTGTATGTCATATGTATATTTATTTCTTTCATAAGGTACATACATCGCTAAAGGTGTACCTTTTTTAATTCTAAATGTACCAAACCTTTTCATAAGCACTTGTTGATTAATTTCGTGGTGTATATCTGACCATATAATACCAGGTAAAACTTCAAACACAGTATTATAATGATAATACATTGGTAACTGCCATACTGACCAACCTGGTGGTGTCTTTAAACGCCATGGACACGTAGGTTTTAATACCATACTTGAATTATCTTTTACGTGCTGTGGAGCAAAATTTCTAAACTGCTCATCAGCATGGCTTGAAAAGTTAAATTGTGGCTCTGGAGATTGCCATTTAAATTTATTGTGTTCTATTTCTAGGTGTAAATCACACCATAAAGGTACTACAAATCCTTGAGATAAATATTCAGGCATAGATGGACAATTTTTTACTGTTCCTTTATTCATAGGATCGTCTTTAAATCCATCAAGCATCCTATCAACTCGTTTCCACCAATCTGGAATAACTTCTTTTGCAGGTAATACTGGCACAACTTTTTCTAAACCATCTATAACTGACCACCAATGAATTTTAGGTTTTTCTGGTTGTTTCCAAATTGTAAATATTTTTTTTATCTTTTCTATCATATAGGTAATGCAGCCTTTCTAGCGTGTCTGAAATAATCAATAGTAGCTAAACTATTACTAACAGTTAGGTTAGGATTATTTACTGCTATTGTAGTAAATGTTGGATGTTTTGAAAAACACCATATATTTTCAATATAAAATCTATTCATAAACTCTGCTTTTTCTTCCTCGTTTTTAAATAACTTATCACTTTTA